GACACGTGCGGAACCTCGCCCTTGGCAATCGCGGTCACGATCGCCCGAGCGGCCTCCTCGGCAATGATGGTCCCGGCGCCGTGGGCCGTGATGACGGCCTGGATCGCGGCAGGGGCTGCGCGATTGATCGTGGCCCTGTGTGCCATGTTCGCCGCCCGCGCTTCATCCGCCTGCCGCTGGGCATCCGCCGCCGCCTCGATCCGGTGGCGTTCAGCTTCCACGGCGGCGGCACGATCGCGTTCGGCCTTTTGTTCAGCAGCTACCCGATCGCGTTCGGCCTTGGCTTCGGCTTCCTTGGCGCGCTCATCGGCCTCGATCTTCTCCCGTTCCGCGCGGAGCAACCGCTCGGCCGCATCCCGCTCCCGCTTGGCCGCCGCATCCCGCTCAGCCTGGGCGCGACGTTCCGCCGCTGCGGCTTCCTCTGCCGCCTTGGCCTCTGCATCTCGTGTCGCCTTCTCAGCCGCCTCAGCCGCAATCCTGGCCTCGCGGTCGATGCGCTCCTGCTCCTGCCGCTCCCGCTCGCGCCGGACCTCAGCTTCGCGGAGGCGTGCCAGTTCGGCGGCTTCGGCCTCCCGCTTGATGGCGGCGGCATGGGCGCGGTGCATGGTGTCGACCGCACCGGCAATGGCTGCCTTGGCGCGCGCGGCAAACTCCTGCCAGTTGCGGGCAAGGTGTTCGTGGTGCGAGGTTGCGTCGATGTGGGCGGCGATCTGGTCGGCGGTCCAATCGGCGGGGACGATCGCCCATGCTTCGATTTGGGCTATCGCGTCTTCATGTGCCTTGAGGCGCGCCCGATAGGCTTCCAATGGGGCATCCAGCGACGCAATCAACTCGTCCATCTTCTGATCGACGATTTTGACTTCGGACCGGACGCCGTTGATGATTGCCTGATGATCTTCCGTCAGGGTCTTCGCGAGGCGGATCAAGTCCTGGCGGGCGATGCCAACCTTCCGTTTCTTGGAGCCGATCTCTTTCCGCCCCTTTTCCGTCGACGCGTCGGCCTTAAAGCCCCGCAGTTCTTCGGCCAGACCACCAAGGATATCGTCCTTGTCGGCGGCCAGGATCGTCGGCAGTGCAGTCGCCGGGATGACCGTCAGCGCGGTCTTGTCGGGCTGGGTCATGTCGTTCACAGTCGTTCCTCCGTCGTTCACCGCCCATCCCCCTCATGCCGCGCCTCAATCACCAGCAGCCGGCCCATCGCCTTTTCCAGCAGCCTGATCCGATCAACCGGCTCCATTTCCGGCCGGCGCGCGGACGATCCCGACCACACGTCGCGCAGTTGCGTCACGGTGTCTGCGTTCCAGATCGCGATGACTTCGTTGCTTTCCGGGACGGGGCGGGGGCGTGGCGTCGCGGCGTCTCGGATTTCGGCGGCGATGGTGCGAAGGGTTTCAGCATTCTCCCTCAAAGAGACGGCGGTGGGGGAATAACCAGCGCCAGCAACGGTGGCGATGTTTGATATCAACTCCGCCACCTTCAAAACCCGCACATCCAGCGCCTCGCACTTGCTCGCGGTGATGCAGTCGGCGCCTCGGACCTTGCTCGGGTCGTGGCCGGGGAGGGTGGTGTGGGGGTGGGGGAACTGGCGGGTCATTCCGGCGTCTCCGGTCGATACGGTTCGGTGGTGCAAAGAAACTTGCGGACCCAGGCGGTTGGGACCCGCTCAACTGTCAGGCCATCCTCGAGCCAGCCCGATACCGTCTCGCTGACACGCGGGGAGTCCTGAGTTGCCGCCGCGACGACGGTGCCGATGTCCGGCCATTCCTTGAGCGGCACGGTTGTCCGGCCGATGTAGCTCCATTCGCTCATGCCTTCTCTCCCGTAACAACCTTCGCCGCGTCCGTAATGGCCGCGATCAGGGCGGCGCATTGGTCGACTGTGAGGTCGACGGTCGCTTCCACGCCCGCCTGATTGATCGTGACGAACACATGACCCAGTTGGGTTTCGACTTCGATTGTGTCCCCGTCTTTGTCTTCGATGACTGTTGAAATTTCGCTCACGTCCGATCCCCCAGCATCCGGTCAATCAGCGCCCGCATCTGGCGCATCCACTGTTCCGTCACCTCGACTTCCAGCCCGCCGATCTTCTTTGGGCCGCAAAGCCGGTTGCGCGCCTCGGTGTGGATTTCCAGAAGCGTGATCTCCGGCCGGTGCGGATGCGCGAACAGGCCCGTCGTGATCGTCGTCAGGTCGTTGGGCTGGCATTCAAACCAGTCAGGCGCGGGCGACTGCGCCGGGCTGTCGAGAATGCCGGTGTCGTCGGCGTGGTTCGGGTCCAACCGCCCAGCCAAACCCGCCACCCGATCGCCGATGCGGCGCTGATAGGCGTCCAGATCGACGGCAGCGAGGCCGGCAGCGGCTTGCGTCAACAGCGTCAGGTCAACCGGCGGCTCGACGTTGAACTCGGCCTGCGACACCGCCGCATGAAGCCGCGCAGCCGCGTCGCGCAGGTCGGATGCGGTGTCCACATCCGCCATCACGCGGGGGTCGGCGGCGCGCTGGTCAGCGACGGAGCCGAGGAGGGTGGTGGCGCGGCCGAGGCCGAGGCGCGGGAGCGCGTTCATACCCGGGCCTCCCGAGCCAGACGGAACCGTTCGGCCGCAGCCTCGCGCTGTTCGTCGCTGATTTCCCGCTTCTCCCGGAACGGATCGGAACCCATGCGGAATGGCCAGAGAGGGCAGTGACCGGACGCGCACATCAGGACCTCGTTGCGCGATCCGCACATGCACGTCTCGACGCAGTATGCGCGGATGGCATCGCCCCGGCTGATGCGCGCGAACCCCTTTGCGGCCATGTCCTCGGGGGACATGTCGCGCGGGTCCATGGGGATGTCCGCGATCACAGGTCGCCTCCCATCGCCATATCCGTTGCGACCGCAGTCGCCCGGACCCGATACGCCGGCAGGTCAATCCCGTCGCGGATGTCGGTCAGCATTCCAAGCAGATCGTCCATGCCGTAGCCGGGCGCCGGAAAGGTCGTCTCGAACTCGGTTGCGCCGATGTCGTTCAGGAACGCGGTGAGCTTGGCTTTGAGTGTCGCGGCGCGGTCCACGTCGCGGGCCACGGCGGCGTCGGCGCGGTCGGCGGCGGCGTCGGTGGCATCATCGCCGTAGCGGCGGGCGAACAGGGTGGGGGAGAAGCCATCGGGGTAGGGCATGTCGGCGGTTCCCATCGGTTTCGATGGGGGGAACCTTAGTGCCGTTAAGGTGACTAGGCAAGCGAAATATTAGTCGCGCTAAGCCGGTCCGTCATTTTTTTCCGGTTCGGCTCGCCATGCCCTGAACCGCCGCCAACGCAAACCCCTGCTGTTCGAGAGGTATTTTTCGGAACTCGCGGAGCATCTCAGCTTCGGCCGTGGTCTGCGCCCGGAATAATTCGGCCTCGTCACCACCCGTCATCAGCCATTCCACTGATGTTTCAAATGCCTCGGCAACCTGTTGCAATTGCTGCGGTCTCGGCATAGCACGACCTGTTTCATATTGCGTAACGGCATTCTCCGTTACGCCTATATGACGGGCAAGTTGCCCTTGTGTCCAACCAAAAGCCTCGCGCAACTGGCGAATGCGTCCGCCAACCTGCACGGCCCGTTCGGTCACTCTGGATGGTTTTTTGTCGGTCCCGGCCATGGCCAAACAATCCTGGGGATGCACGGCTATGACCACCTTAATTTGGGTTGCCATCCCGCCTTAGCGTTGCTAAGGTCGGTTCATGGTTGAACGAACGGAACCCCTTGCCTCGCTCCTGTCCCGCCGGAATGCGGTCCGCGACTTTGCGGAGGCGTGCGGCATTTCGACGGCGGCTGTCAGCCAGTGGCGACAGGTGCCGGTCAAACATGCGGAGACGATAGCGGCCCTCACGGGACTGTCCGTGGCCGATCTGCGCCCCACCCAATCCGATGAACAAGAGGCCGCCTGATGCCAGTCTACATCATCCGTGCGGGAGAGGCCGGGCCGGTCAAGATCGGTCACGCAGCCGATCCCCAGCAGCGCCTCGGTGATTTGCAGGTTGCCCATTGGGAACGCCTCACGATCATTCGTCTGTTTGTCGGCGGGATGGCTGATGAGCGGGTCCTTCACGTCAGGTTCTCCGCGCATGTGATCCGGGGCGAATGGTTCAACTTTACACCCGAGATGATGGGTGACCTTGGCCTTGAGGAAATCATTCGGCCGCCGGTAGCCAGCAAGTATCCGCCCGCTCTCAAGCGGGTTCTGGAAACAGTCGGAGGTCCGCTAAAGCTTGCCCGCGCCCTCGGGATCGGCGCATCGGCCGTAACGCAATGGACGCGCATCCCTCCGCGCCACTTGCCGCGCGTCGAGCAGATCACCGGGATTGCCGGGCGGGAACTGCGCCCGGACCTGTGGGAGCCGCCCGCCGCCAGCCAGGACGCCGCGGCATGAACCCCGCCAAGCTCCGTCGCGCCATCGCGAACGCGGCCTTCATGGTCGAATGGTGGTCCGGCCGGGTCCTGTCCGATCTGCGGGACGACGCCAAGGCCGCAGCGGCGCGGAACAAGCTGACGCGCCTGCGCCGCGCCCTGGCCGAACTGGCGGCGCTGTCGTGATGCTGTTCCACCTCATCCTTGCCATCCTGCTGACGACGGGCCTAGGCCTGATTGTCGTGGCGTGGCTCGCATGGTGAACGCGGTGATCGCCCTTCTCATGGCTGGCGGTTTCGCTGCGGTGCTGATCGCGCTGGTGGGGCTGTCCCTGTGAACAGAACGCCGGGTGCCAATTCTTTGGGTTTCTCCCACCCGGCCGGCGCGGCGGGCGAGCGGCTGGGTGCGTCCCGGCGGACCCGTCGCGTCTTCCATACATGTTTTGCAGGACACGGAACGGCACCCGGGACGCCTGAACCCGGCCCCGTTCCTGTGGCGCGGCGGAGGGTGCGGCAGTGATGCGGTCACGGCTCCTTCGTCGCGTCCCCCATAGCCGGGATGTCGGTTGCAAGGTAATTTTCCAGGCTTCGGCGCTGGACGTTCGTTGTAAGCAGGCTCGGGACCCGGCTACGGCCGGCGCGGGCGGTTCCGTTCTCCGGGACGCGCGCCGGTCGATCTTATCCCCGTGCGCGCGGGGGGTTATCCGTGCGTGACTTCCTCCCCGATCAACTGCGCCGGCTGGGTTCGCTCAGCCGGCGGCTTTTTCGGGGCTAAAAATCGGGGATAAAAAACGATGTCAAACACACTCGACCATCAAGCCTATCTGGATTTCCTACAGTCGAAGTTTCGCTTTTCCACTGACAGCGGCATCATCGTTGATCGTTCCGACGTGAACGTGATGATGAAACCGCACCAAGTCGATATCGTCCAGTGGGCATGTCGGAAGGGCCGCGCCGCGATATTCGCCGCGTTCGGGCTGGGCAAGTCCATGATGCAACTCGAATGCGTCCGGCTGATCCTCCGCGCGGAAGGCGGGCGCGCGCTGATCGTCCTGCCGCTGGGTGTCCGGCAAGAGTTTCGCCGTGATGCGGAAAAGCTCGGGCTGACCGTTACGTTCGTGCGGCGGTCGGATGAGGTAACCGGCGACGGTATATACCTCACGAACTACGAGAGCGTTCGCGACGGCAAGCTGGACCCAAACCTGTTCACCGTCGCGTCCCTCGACGAAGCGAGCGTTTTGCGGTCCTACGGTTCGCTCACCTATCAATCCTTCCTGACGCTGTTTGCGTCGGTCCGGTATCGGTTCGTGGCCACCGCCACGCCATCCCCCAACCGATACAAGGAACTGATCCACTACGCCGGCTTTCTCGGCGTGATGGACACCGGGCAGGCCCTGACGCGCTTTTTCCAACGGGACAGCACGAAGGCGAACAACCTCACGATCTACCCGCACATGGAGCGCGAGTTCTACCTATGGCTCCATTCCTGGGCCGCGTTTGTGCAGCGCCCGTCCGACCTGGGGCACGATGACGCCGGCTACGACATGCCGGAAATGGTCATCAACGTGCATGAGGTCCGCGCGCTGGATATCTCAGGCGGCCAGGATCGCGACGGGCAAAACATCATGTTCAAGGATGCGGCGCTTGGGTTGAAGGAGGCCGCCGCCGAAAAGCGGGAAAGCATCGGTCCGCGCATCGACAAGGCGTTGGAAATCATCAACGCCGCGCCGGACGATCACTTCATCATCTGGCACCACCTGGAAGCCGAACGGCACGCCATCAAAAAGGCGATCCCCGAGGCGGCTGAAATCTACGGCAGCCTCGATCTCGACGAACGCGAGCGCCGCACGCTGGCCTTTGCCGACGGGGAAATTCGCATCGTTGCCAGCAAGCCCGAAGTCTCCGGTTCCGGCACGAACTGGCAGCGCCATTGCCACCGGGCGATCTTCCTCGGGATCAACTATCAGTTCAACGACGTGATCCAGGCCGTCCACCGCATCCGCCGGTATCTGCAAGACAAGCCGGTGATCATCGACTTCATCGTGGCGGAAACCGAGCGCGAAGTGTGGCGCACGCTGCAAGCGAAATGGCAGGAACACGAGACGCTCACGGAACAGATGTCCACGCTCATCCGCGAGCATGGCCTTTCAACCCTCGGCCTGGAGGCTGAATTGACCCGCACCATTGGCGTAACGCGATCCGAAAAAAAGTCCGACCTGTATCATGTGGCGCACAACGATACGGTCATGGAATGCGATCTGATGGCCGAGAACTCGGTGGACCAGATTATCACGTCCATTCCGTTCGGGAACCACTACGAATACAGCGCCTCATACAACGACTTTGGCCACAATGACGACAATAAGCGGTTCTTCGCGCAGATGGACTTTTTGACGCCGAACCTCCTCCGCGTCCTACGACCCGGCCGGGTGGCGTGCATCCATGTCAAGGATCGCATCCGATTTGGCAACGTGACCGGCGATGGCTTCCCGACTTGCGACCCGTTCCATTCCGATTGCATCCAGCACTACATCAAGCATGGCCTGCGCTACATGGGCATGATCACGATCGTCACCGACGTTGTTCGCGAGAACAACCAGACATACCGCCTCGGCTGGTCCGAGAATGCCAAAGATGGGACCAAGATGGGCGTTGGGTCGCCTGAGTATGTCTTGCTGTTCCGCAAACTCCCGACCGATACCAGCCGGGGCTATGCCGATGTCCCGGTGGCGAAGTCCAAGGAGGATTACACGCGGGCGCGGTGGCAGGTGGATGCCCATGGTTTCTGGCGATCCGGCGGCAACCGGCTGCTGACGGCTGAGGAGTTGGCCGGATACGGGCCTGACAAGCTGGCAAAGATGTTCCCCGAATGGACGCTACAGCAGGTCTATGACTTCGCGGATCATGTGGCCATTGGTGACGGTCTGGCCAGCACCGGGCGCCTCCCCGCGACCTTCATGGCCATCGCGCCCGGATCGCACCATCCCGACGTGTGGACCGACGTAAACCGGATGCGAACCCTGAATGGCGATCAGGCGAACCGGAATTTGCAGATGCACGTTTGCCCGCTGCAATTCGACATCGTTGACCGCCTCATCGAGCGTTACAGCGCCAAGGGCGAAACGGTCTTCGATCCGTTCGGCGGCCTGTTCACGGTCCCGGTCCGCGCCATGCGCCTTGGCCGGAAGGGGCGCGCGGTCGAATTGAACGCGGAATACTACCGCGATGGGTGCCGGTATCTGGCCGAGACGGAGCGGGAAATGTCGGTGCCGGATCTGTTCGCGTTGGAGTCGGCGGCATGACCCCCCTACAGCGCCGCACCCTCGAATATCTGGCCACGGTGGACAGCGCGACGCCGGCAGAGGTTGCACAGGCTAGGTTCGGGGATCAGCCATGGTTGGCGATTAGGCCGGCCCGCGAGGTCATGGCTCGGCTAATCACCGCTGGCCACGCCCGCAACATCTCCACCAGCCGCCGTTGCGTCTACCGCATCACGCTCCAAGGCCGCCAAGCCATCGCCCCGCCGCTCGTGTGCGTCGCGTGGAAGGACGGCCAGAGCGCGTCACTCAAGCCCGCTACGGCCGAGGCTTTGCGGGTGGCGTTGGATGAGCGGATGGGGCCGGGGACGCATTGGGTGGTGCCGACGTGATGTTGCTCACCAGCCCCGAATGGCAAACCGACTGCCAGAAGTGGCGCAAGCGGGTGCTGACCGGCAAGCACGCTCATTGGTGTGCGGAGTGGGACTTTCTGCCGGTGGATGAAACCTGTGCGGAGTGGCCGTGTGGGTGTGAGACGGGACAGAAGGACGCTGAATAGCCATGGAAACCACAACCATTATCGCAGGCACTGCGGCAATCGAAGCAATCCGCGATAGCCTCAATCATCGCGTTCGGTCACCGGAAGCGGACGGTATCGCAACGGACCGGCTGCAATCCATTGTGGACCGGATCGAGCGGTTGGATGAAGAACGCAAGGCGCTGTCGTCGGATATCAAGGATATTTACGCCGATGCAAAAAGCGCGGGCTTCGATCCGAAGGTGCTGCGCCGGCTAATTCAGACCCGCAAGCAGGATGCGGCGGAAGTCGAGGAAATCGAAACGCTGTTGGATGTCTACCGCCGGGCCTTGGGGATGTAGGCACGGATGCCCCGCGCCCTCTGGATCACCCCGCGCTAGCCGCCTTTGTCCAAGCCAACAAAGGCACATCATGGGAGCGCATCTTTAAGAAATGGTGCGCGGAGCATCCCGACAAGCCGGCGCCGGGGAACCATGAACAGATGCGGCGGCATTTTCGCAAGGGTGAGAAGAAGTATCTGCAAAAGCCCCTAGCCGCCAAGCGACCGACTGCCCCGCGTGTGTGCATGTGCTGTCGGGCGATGTTCCCGTCGGAGGGGATTGGAAACCGGATGTGTGAGACGTGTAAGGACAAAGCCTAATGCCTAGACCCATCAACCGAGAACACATCTTCCAAGTCGCGCTGGTCCGTTTCGTTCGCGAAGCCGTCGCCGCGCCGCATCAATTCCTGGCGTTCGATCGGTCCAGGGCTTCCGGCGCGTTTTCGCACATGCGGGAAAAGGCGCGGGGCGTGCGGGCCGGGACGCCGGATACACTGCTGATCGTCGAAGGCAAACCTGTGATCTGGTGCGAGTTGAAGGCGCCCGGCAACAAGCCGACGCCTGAACAAATCGCCATGGGGGACAGTCTCATGGCGCTCGGGTGTTGGTGGTCGTGGGTGACGTCGGTGGACGCATATTTCGAGTGGATCAGGTCCATTGGGGTGGAAATGCGCGCGAATGCGGAGTTTTTGGCGATGCACGCGGATGCTGGCGTTCGGACGAAAATTGAAAAGGCCGAGGCTGCCGTAGGGAAGGCGCCACGGTCCTACAAGCCGCGCGAGGCCAAGCCCTCGGCCGCGCGATTGCGGAAGGTGGCCGCTGTCCGCTTCCGGGTGCCGTTTTGATGAAGCCCATCACCCTCGGCCCCAAGATCGACGGCGCGCGTTCCGCCGCGTCGGACATCGGCACCGTCATCATGGACCGGGCCAATCGGGACGACATGGGGTTCTGGGCACGCCTCCGGATCGCGGATGCGGAATGCGTCCTGCTCTACGCGTCCAGCGACGACCTGCTCACCATGGCCTGGCACGGCTGGATTGAGATCGACGGCGAACAACGGCGCGTCGCGATCGACCCGGATAGCTGGGTGCTGACGTTCCATGAGTGCAAGAAGCCGTTTCACCCGCCGCAGGTGGTGGGATGACGCCGGCCGAGCGCGCGGAATTGGTGGCGGCGATCCTGGGGGCTGTATCGGCCGTGGAACGCCTGGGGATGGCGCTGGTGTCGGCGCTGGGTGGCGAGCCTGTCGCGACCGATATGGGAAATCCCACATCGCCCGTGTCGCCTCTCCCCACGCCTCCCGAAGACGCGGAACCGCTCGTGCGCTGGACTGACGAGCGGGCCGCGCTGGTGGTCCAGATGAGCCAGGACGGCGCCAAGCCGAAAGAAATTCTGCCGGTTCTGAATGAGATGCCCGGCATCGAAGTTTTCTCGTTCCACCTCTATGCGTTCCTGGCCAAGCGCGGCCTCAGCGCACCCCAGGCCGGCAGGGAGCGGAAGCCGCCGCGCGTGGCTCTGCCTTCCGGTGAAGTTTCACCGGCTCAGGCGGAACCCGAGCGTGCCTACCATCGCAGCCCGCGGTGGACGGACGAGCGCCGGCGGCTTCTGGATCGCATGACCGACGAAGGTTGCGACCGCGACGCCATCCACGCGGCTCTGAACGAGCTTGACGGTCCCGAGGTGACCAAGGCGCATCTGGCGGCGTTCCTCCAGGGTAAGCGCAGGTGGACGCCTGAGCCCAATCCGGTCTGTGAAATTTCACCAGAGGCCCCGGAACCCGCCGTCACGGCCGCACCCATCCCCGGTGAAATTTCACCAGCACCCGCCCCGGCTCGTCCATCCGCCCTGAACATCTATGCCGGCATGGCCGAGCGGCAGGCGGTCGAGGCGGCCCGTTGCCCAATGACATGGGAGGGCGTGGTCGAGTGGGGCAAGGGCAACAGCGTGCCGCTCCAAGGGCACGCCCGGCAGTTCCTCTCTGCCGTCAATGCCAAGCGGGCCGAGTTCGGGTTGCCCGCGTTCCAGTTGGTCAAGCCGCGCGGGCCGCATGAGGCGATGCCGGCGCTTGTCATCAGGGACAAGGATGTGCGGGCATGAACGCCGAAACGCCCCTCCTCGGCCTCTCGGTTCGCCAGCCGCCAACCAACATCCAGGCCGAGCAAGCCCTGATCGGCGCCATCATGGCCAACGCCAAGGCCATGGATCGCGTCGAGTTCCTGGCACCCGACCACTTCTCCGACCCGATCCATGGCGTGATCTTCTCGACCCAGCGGCGCCTGATCGCGGCCGGCGGACTGGCCGATGCGGTCACCCTCAAAGGATCCCTGGGAAATTCCGGGCTGCTCGATCAGGTCGGCGGCACCGCCTACCTCGCGCAGCTGCTCACCGCCATGGTGGGCATCATCAACGCCGGCGACTACGGCCGCGCCATCCATGAGGCATGGAAGCGCCGGACCCTAATCGACATCGGGGAGACCGTGGTCAACGAGGCGTTCGATCCCCTGGCCACGCCTGCCGCGGACGACGTCGTGTCCCGCGCCGTCGCCGCTCTGGAGGGCGCGTTCGGCGATACCCAGGACCGGAAGGCCGTCAGCCTGGACGATGCCATGGACGCGGCGTTGCTGGCCGCTGAGGAGGCGTCCACGCGGCAGGGGCCTGCCGGACTGGCTACCGGCTTCACGGCGCTGGATGACGCCCTGGACGGCCTGGACGACGGCACGCTCCACGTCCTGGCCGGGCGCCCCGGTATGGGGAAATCCGCCCTCGGCTGGCAGATCGCCATCAACGTAGCCCGCAATGGCCTCGGCGTCGTCGCGATCTCGCTGGAAATGTCGGCCATGGAATTGGGGCGCCGGGCGATATCTGCAGTCTCAGGCGTCCCGGTCAAGGTCATGAAGAAGGGACGGATGACGCCCGTCCAGGCCGGCCGGATGGTCCAAGCCAGGCGCGAACTGAACGGCCTCCCCCTGTCCATAGAAGACGGCGGCGGACTGACTGCCGCGCAAATCGACGTCCGGGTTCGGGCGGCGCACCGCCGGCATGGCGTCGGGCTGATCATGATCGATCACCTGCATATCGTCCGGCCGGAAGACGCAGACACCCGCGCTGGAGCGACATGGGCCGTGGGGAGGATCAGCGCAGCCATGAAGGCCATGGCCAAGCGCCATCGCGTTCCTGTCCTGCTCCTGGCGCAGCTATCCCGCGCCGTGGAAGGCCGGGACGACAAGCGCCCCGTGCTGTCCGATCTGCGCCAGGCCGGAGACATCGAACAGGACGCGGATACCGTCTCGTTCGTCTACCGCGCCGAATACTACCTCCGCGAGCCGGAGCGGGGCGGCGCCACCCAGACCGATGCCAAGTTTGAAGTCGCCATGGAAGCCTACGAGACCGCGAAACGGGACCTCGCGGGCAAGGCCGAGGTGATCGTCGCCAAGGTCCGCGACGGCGAAACCGGCACCGTCCGACTGCTTTTCGACGGACCCACAACCTCCTTTTCGGAGCCTCGCGAATGATTGGATCAGATGAAATTTCTGTAATTCTCTGTGGCAAAAATAAGGCAAGCCACTTTCGTATGGGGGCAAAATCATGAGCGACGCACGACCCGAACCATTCGTCCCCGCCGACCTCGATCTACGCGACTTCCGATGGATGAAACTGGACCTGATGGCGCTGTTCAACAGCGACTTCAACGCCACGGTCGATGACACCGCATGGCGTGCTGGCGTGACGCTATGGGGCAAGGCGTGGCATCAGGTTCCGGCCTGCTCACTTCCAAACGATGACGCCACACTCTGTAGCCTTGCTGGATTGGGCCGCGACACGAAGACGTGGAAGCGCATCCGCCCGATCGCCATGCGGGGTTGGGTCGAGTGCTCTGACGGCCGCCTTTATCACGCCTACCTGTGCAAGATGGCCACCGGCGCGCATGAGGAAAGGCAGCGCAAGGAACATCAGAAGGCGGCGGATCGGGCCAGGAAAGCGCGCGGAAATCCATACGACGGACCGCCTATTTCCGATGGGATTCCACCGGAACAAGATGGCGAAAACACAGGAACTCCACGCCAAAAATCGGAGAGGGAGAATAGAAAAGAAAAGAAGAACCCCCCAACCCCCCAGGGGGCTTCGGGTGGCGGGTTGTTCGATTGCGAGGGGGTCGAGCGGTGGGAGACCTCCAAGCGCGACGGTCGGTCCCATCCCGTGGTCGGCGATCATTACCTCGATCTGGTCTGGGACCTTGTGGTTGATGCAGCCCAGATCAACGAACAAACGTGGCGGTCTGATCTTGCCCCCCTGATCCGGTGGCTCAAGGCCGGGGTCGAGCCGGACGACATCTGCGCCGTCGTCCGCCGCATGGTCCGCTCCGACCCGACATTCCGACCGTTCACGCTCAAGCCGTTCGACGCCGCGGTCATGGCCCACGCCAAGGAGGCCGCGGCATGAAGCCCCGGACCCTGGCCGCATTCCGCCTCGGTGTCGCCGTCTCCAACCGGGATCGGGACTGGGAACGCATCGCCGCCTGGAACCGCGCCGGCCTGCTGCGGCTGACCCCGAACCCCGACGCGAAGGGGCACGCTACGGCGATGCTGACCGATGCGGGGGTGCTTGAGGCTGATCGGCAGGTGCGGCGATGAACCGAGCGCGCGCGCGCGGTCCCGAAAGGGCAACGATCCGACCGCCGCGGGTTGGATCAGCGGACGGCCGCGACATGATCCGGCGGGCTGCCGATCAGGGTTGGACCTGCCAGATCACCGGGGGCGGACACCTGCGGTTCGACCACGCGGCGGTGACCGGCCCCGTGTTCACGGCGCTCACCCCGAGGGCCAACGGGTGGCACAAAGAGCGGCAGAAACTGGCGACGGCCCTCCGTCGGGGGTGTAACGCCTTCGCCAGCACGCAAATCCCAAGTCAGGGACAATCCAGGACGGCGGGAACGAACCGCCCCGCTAGGGTGGTAGCGGCCCCCACCCGTATCGGCCGTCCTGACGCAAATTTGAAGGGTTTTCGATGAACGCCATTCGCCCGCCGATTGCCCCTCGCAAACGCGCCCGTCCGCCGGTCCTGCCCCCGTCCGTCAGCCCGACCCGCTTCGCCCGCGACGACATCGAGCTTGACCAGCCGCACGCCGATCCCGAGCGGGAGTTGCGGGACCAACAGGGGTTAGTCATCGGCTTCCACGAAATCCGCACGGCGCGTGTCCGGTCCGGTCCGGCTTACCTCCTGGCCCGGGGCACGATCGGGAAGGAGCATTGGGAGGCGGCGGAACGGTATCTGGCGGTCGTCGCGGCCATGGGCGGCGTCCGCGATGGCGAGTGGGGATCGGGCATCCGGGTTCCGGCTCACCAGCAAGGCCACCCGTCGCAGGCGATCGTCGACGCGCATTCCGCGATGCGGGTGGCGGTCGATCGTGTCGGGAAAGGACCGATGGGACTGATCGGCGCCGTGTGCATCGACGGCTCGACCATGGCCGGCCTGTCGCTGCTGATGGACGAGCCGGAAAAACAGACGATCGGGCGGTTGAAGGCGGCGCTGGAAAGGCTGCGGGAGGTTTGGGGGATGGATGGGCCGAGGCAAAAATAAAACCGCATGGCGCGGTGATTTGTGTTGACGGTGCCGCGTGACGCGGTTATAAGGGGTGCATCGGGACGGGATGGCCGGGCCGAGAGGAAGGAACGAGACGATGGACGCAACTCAGCTTTATGTCGCCGCACTCAAGCACTCCATTCAGGCGGAACGCGCGATGGGCCGTTGCATCGTCGCCCGACTAGAAGCGGGGCAGGAAATAGCGTCGTTGTTCACCGATGGCCGCGAACACCGCACCAACCGAGGCGCTGGCGATCTGATCCTTCTAAGCAAGGTTTCTCATCGTCGGACGCTGGCCGCGCTGCGAGCGCTGCGGACCAATGCGCCGGAATTGGTCGCCGCCTAACCCCACCCGGCGGGCTACGGCCCGCCACCCAACGGAGACAAACGTGAGCAACGCACCGCGCAAGATCATTCAGATCACCGCAACCTCACCATGCCCAGACACGGAAACCTCTGGTGTATGCCACGGGGAGGTAATCGCACTCTGCAATGACGGGACAGTGTGGGAGACGCTGAACGACAAGGAAAGATGATGGCGTCTGCCTCCGATCCCACAAGGCGATGAACCATAATCACAGGACCCACCCCATGCTCCGCCACTACCGCGCCCTAGACATCACCACCCACGACCCATCCGGCCCGCGTGGCACGATCATCCTGGCCGGCGACGACATGCCAGCCGGGTCGGTCGGATATGGTCCCACCGGCGGGCGTGATCGGCTGTCGCTCTGGCCGATCAACGACACGCCGCACGACGTGAGCACGTTCACCGTCAGCCGGTGCCGCGAGGCGTTGGCGCGGGCGTATCCCGCGATCGGGGGTGACCCGTTGGATCATGGGACGTATCGGCGCGACATGCGGGCGTTTGGGTTGCCGGCATGACCCTCCGTGCCCGCCTCCGCGCCCTGAGCATGACCCAGACCGAGCTATCGACCCTGACGGGCATCACGCTCTCGACAATCGAACGCTACGCCGCCGGCCCCAGCCGCGCGGACCGGCTGGATGCGCCGCTTGTGCTGATCCGGCTCATGGATGCCTGGGAGCGGTGCCCGGATGCGCTGGCTGCCGCGCGTGCCGAGGTGACGCTTGACAAATCCGCCGGATAGGTGGCAGCAATCCACTATTCGGGAAATTTGCGCCCGGGGAACAACCTGAAATGGCAGCGAGTAGCGGCACCCGTCGTGGCAACGGGGGCATGGGTGTTGGTTGGGGTGGACCCGCCAACGGCCCGGGATCATCCGCGCCATCGTTCGTTGACAGCCTGGAAAACCGCATCGGTGGCGTCGCGCCCCTTGACCCGCAGGTGCGCCAGTCCAAGGCCGAACGCGAGGCGCTGCGGCTGGAACAGGCCGAGGCGGTCAAGGATGAAATCTACCGGATTGCGACCGCCGGCGTCCGCGAGGCCGACCGGGTGAATGCGGGCGTGGCGTTCCTGAACCGCATCGAGGGTATGCCGGTTGCGCGGAACCTGAACCTCAACGGCGAGTTGTTCGACCTGACCGATGACGAGCTACGCGACGAACTTGACCGTCTCGCGGCCGGTTCTGGAGCGGTCCCTGGCGATCCGCCGGGAATTGCACCGGCGCCAAGCCCGCCGGGACCTGCTGACGTGGGCGACTGACGTTCTCGCGCCGCTCGGGCAATCCCCGGCGGCACCGCATCGGCTGATCATCCGGGAGTTGCAGGCCGTAGCGGACGGCGCGACCGATCGCCTGATGCTGTTCCTGCCGCCCGGTTCGGCGAAATCGACTTACGCGAGCGTGATCTTCCCGCCTTGGTTCCTGGCACAGCGGGCCGGCCTCGACGTGATCGGGGCGAGCTACAACGCCGATCTGGCGGAAGACTTTTCGGCCCGTGTCCTGGGCATCATCCGCGAGCATGGCGGCACCCTCGGGTATGGGCTGGCGAGCGACGCGGCCAAGCTATGGCGCACGTCCAGCCGAGGCACATACCGAGCGGCCGGTGCTGGCGGGGGCATAACGGGCCGGCGCGCTGACCTGTTCGTGATCGACGACCCGATCAAGGGGCGGGAAGACGCGGACAGCCTGCTCAAGCGGGACAAGGTGTGGGACTGGTATCGGGCCGAGGTCATTACCCGCCTCAAGCCAGGCGCGCGGATCGTCTTGATCCAGACCCGATGGCACGAAGACGACCTCGCCGGCCGGTTGCTCCAGGATGGGGCGGCTGACTGGCGGGTTGTGCGACTGCCGGCCTTGGCCGAACCGAACGACCCACTCGGCCGCGAGGTCGGCGATCCGATCTGGCCCGAATGGGAGAACGCCGCGGCGCTGGAGCGGAAGCGGCGCGAAGTCGGCGAACGGGAATGGGCATCACTCTACCAGCAGAACCCGCGCCCGCTCGAAGGATCCCTGTTCCACGTCGCGAAGATCACGATGCTTGACGCGGCGCCCGTCTACCAGCAGCCCGGCCCCGGCCCCGTGGCTCCGACGAACATGCCGGGTAAGCCGGTCATTGTCCGGTCCTGGGACCTGGCCGCGACGGAACAGACCGGCACGCGCGATCCCGACTGGACGGTCGGGATCAAAATGATGCGGGAGCCGAACGGCCGGTTCGTGATCCTGGACGCGGTGCGGTTGCGCGGTGGACCCGAAGCGGTCGAGACGGCGATCGTCAACACGGCGGCGCAGGACGGCCGAGAAGTCAGCATCCGCCTGCCGGAAGACCCCGGCCAGGCCGGCAAGTCGCAGGCTCAGTATCTCGGCCGCAGGCTGGCCGGCTCTCGCGTCACGGCCGTCCGGGAGACGGGCAGCAAGGCCACACGCGCGGCGCCGTTCGCGTCGCAGGTGAACATGGGGAATGTCGCGATGGTGAAAGGGCCGTGGAACCGAGCGGTCCTGGACTGCCTCGCGGGGTTCCCTGATGGGGGGCATGACGACGACGTTGACGCGGCGTCGGGTGCGTTCGCGGCGTTGATGCAGGTGGTTCCGGCCACGGTTCGGCGCCTGGGCTACTGATGGGCGTCGAGGCCACACATCCCGGCTACCAAGCCGCTATCACGCAGTGGACCCGGTTGCGCGATGTTTACGACGGGGAGGATGCGGTCAAGGAGCGTGGCACGCTCTACCTGCCGAAGATCGACCCGAAACAGACCGCGCCGGAATACACCGCCTACCTCACCCGCGCCGTGTTCTACGAGGCGATGGCCCGCACGGTCGATGGTTTCGCCGGGTCCGTGCTGCGGAAGCCGCCGACGGTCGACCTGCCGCCGGCCATGGAGTTTTTCCTGCAAGACGCGACCGGCGACGGGATCGGACTGCCGGACTTCCTCCGCTGGGCGTGCGTCGAGCAGCTGCTGATGATGCGCGGCGGCGTGCTGGTGGATTTCAACGGGGAGCGCCCCTACTTTGCCGGCTACTGCGCCGAGAGCATCGTCAATTGGGGCGCGGATTTCATCATCCTCCGCGAGCAGGTCCCGGTTCAGTCGGCCGACGGCTTTGATGTCAAGATGGTCGATCAGTTGCGGGAACTCCGCATGGTCGACGGCGCCTACACCGTCACGATCTGGCGCAAGGCCGAGGGCGTGGTCGAGGGCGCGACCTGGGTTGCGGCCGAGACGATCGTCCCGAGCTTCCGGGGGCGGCCGCTGGATCAGATCCCTTTCGCGACGATGGGCGCGCTGGGTCGCATCGAGAAGCCGCCTCTGCTCGGTCTGGCGAACGTCTCGCTGTCGCACTACCGGAGCAGCGCGGACCTGGAGCATGGCCGGCACTTCACGGCGCTGCCCACGCTCTGGATATCGGGCGCCGATCCGAACCAGGAAATCCGGGTGGGTGCCGCGTCCGCGATCGTGTTGTCCGACCCGTCCGCGCGTGTGGGTTTTGCGGAGTTCTCAGGCCAGGGCTTGGGCGCGGTGGAGCGGGCGCTGGAGCAGAAGGAACGGCAGATGGCGGCGCTCGGTGCCGCGCTGCTGACCGAGGCAAGGAAGGGCGTCGAGGCGGCCGAGACGGTCCGGTTGCGGGCCGCCGGGGAGCAGTCGCTTCTCATGTCGGCGGCGTCGTCGCTTGAGGAAATGCTGCGCCGGGCGCTGGGGTTCGCGGGTCACTGGATGGGCCTGACCCTGCCGAGTGAATCAATTACGCTGAACCGGGACTTCGTGGACAGCACGATGTCGCCGGACACTCTGACCGCGCTGGTCCGAGCCTATCAGGCGCAGGCGATCAGCCTGGAGACGTTCCTGCACAATCTGGCGCAGGGCGAGATGATGCCACCTGGGGTGAGCATCGACGACGAAGCCGCGCGCGTTCGCGCCGGCGCAACCGCGCCTGGCCAGGGGCCGGCGCAAACACCTGGAAGGTGACATGGCACTGAAAGCCCGCATCGCTTCTCTCGAAGAAGCGCCCGAAACCGCGCGTTCATTCTACACGCAGGATGGCGATGGGTTCGCCCTGACCGTCGAGGGCCTGGTTCCCAAGACCCGGGTCGATGAGTTCCGCGAGACGAACATCACCCTGCGGCGCCAGATGGACGAAATGGCCGAGAAGTTCAACGGGATCGACCCGGAGCAGGCCCGCCAATTGATGGACCGGGCCGCGAAGGAGCGCGACAAGAAGCTGATCGACGCCGGCAAGATCGACGACCTGCTGAACGAACGCACGGGCGCGATGAAGACCGAGCATGAGAAGGCGTTGAAGGCGATCCAGGATGCCAACGCAGCCCTGACCACGCAGCTTGAAGGTCTGGTGATCGACGGCGCAATCCGCGACGCCGCGTCCAAGGCCGGGGTTCGCCCGTCCGCGATCGAGGATGTCCTGTTGCGCGGCCGCGCCGTGTTCCGCCTGGCGGAAGGCAAGGCCGTGGCGATGGACGGCGATAAGCCGATCTACGGCGGCAAGGGCGAGCCGGTCACGGTCGCGGAATGGGTCGACGGCCTCACCGGCAAGGCACCGCATCTGTTCGAGGAAAGCCGTGGCGCTGGCGCCGGCGGCGGTGGAGGCGGGGGGAATGGCGCGGTCACGTCGCGTGCCGATCCGAACGCGTTCCTCCGCAACATGGCCAAGATCGCCACGGGCGAAATGCGCGTCGCCTGAACCACTGAATGACACGACGGGGCGCGGGGCGTCCTGAGACGAAACCCGGCGGGGCCGGTTGCCGCAACCTCAATCCATAGGGGGCCGCAATGGCCGTATCCAACACACTGACGAGCGTCATCCCGACGCTGTATGCCCAGGGCCTGATGGCTCTGCGTTCCAACTGCGTCATGCCTCGCCTGGTCCTGAACGACTTCGACACCGTGGCCAAGCAGAAGGGCGACACGATCCAGGTCCCTCTCCCGTCCGCGATTGCCACCCAGGACGTTGAACCCGGCCCGTATGCGCCGGACAGCGGCAACGTGGCCCCGACCACGGCGACGATCCCGCTTTCCAACTGGAAGGAGGCGCCGTTCACGCTGTCCGAAAAGGAGATCGCCGCGGCGATCAATGGCGTGGTCCCGATGCAGCTTTCGGCCGCCGTCGAGGCCCTGGCGCGTGACATCAACACCAGCATCTTCACGCTCTACAAGAAGGTCGGGAACTACGTCGGCACCGCCGGCACCACGCCGTTCGCGTCCGATTTCACGCTGGCGATCGAAGCGCGGAAGGCCCTGGGCATCAACAAGGCGCCGAACTCGAACCGGCATATCGTGCTGGACCCGAGCGCGGAGGCCAAGGCGATTGCCCTGCCCGCCCTGTATTCGGCCTATATCACCGGCACGAACGGCGTGATCCAGGACGGCACCATCGGGCGCAAGGTCGGGTTTGACTGGCACATGGACCAGCAGGTTCCGACGCACACCGCCGGAACGATCACGACCGGCCTTGCCGCGAAGTCCGCGACCGTCGTTGCCGTCGGCGCCACCTCGGCCGTCTGCACCACTGCCGCATCCACAGGGGCGTGCGCGCTTCTGGCCGGCGACGTGATCGTATTCGGGAGCGATACTCAGACCTACACCCTGACCGCGAACGCGACCCAGGCGTCTGCCGCGACCGACGTGACCTTGAGCTTCTTCCCCCCGAAGAAGGTCGCTCTGGCGGGCGGCGAGGCCGTCACGGTCAAGGCCTCCCACGCGGTCAATCTGGCGTTCCACCGCGAGGCGTTCGCGTTCGCGTCTCGGCCGCTGATCAACCCGGCGGACATGCAGGATGACGACGACATCGAATACATGGTCCCGGACCCCGTTTCGGGCCTGACCATGCGCTTGCAGGTCCGCAAGGAATACCGGCGCTATCGGTGGTCCTTCGATGTCCTGTGGGGCGTCGGCGCCGTCCGTCCCGATCTGGCGGTTCGCATCGCCGGATAATCCAGCGGCGGGCTTGCCCCGCCGTGACGATCCCACCCGTTCAAGCGAGGCAGGCCCATGGCGCTCACCGATGCCGAGCGGGTGGCGGTGCGCCGTTTCTGCGGCTTCCCGGTCCACACCCCATACGGGACCACGGCGTTGCAGGACTTCGGCAACCTGGAAACGATCATGACCCGCCTGAGCGACGCGGAACAGGCGGTCGTTCGGACGGAATACCTCGATGTCCTGCCCGGCCTGCAAACCGCAGTGACGGGCGCGGGCGACAACCTCGACACGGATCAGGCGGCCGTCTGGCATCGCAACCGGACCGAGGTGTCAGACCGCCTGTCGCTGTTCCGCACGAAATGCCGCGAGTTGTGCATGTTCCTGGGCGTGACACCCGGCCCGGGGCTTCGCGCCGCCGGCTCCCTGATCCGCACGTAACCCATGGACGCCGCCACCCTACACGCCCGCATCGACGCCGGGATGGGGAAGGCCGCCCAGCGTCTGGGCATCACCGCGACCGCCTACCGCCCGTCTGGGGCATCCAACCCGATCGCCGGGGGCAACATCGTCGGCACGCTGCCCATGGCCGTGTCCGCCGATCCTGGCTACCGCTACGCCAAGCCGGACGGCTACGGCGGGGCGGTGTGGTTCGGGCTTCTGGACACGTCGACGCTCCGGGTGGGGGACTATCTGATCCGGCCCGATCGCCGCACCGGCACGAACGACGGCGGGACGTGGTTCGTCGCCGCCCTGCAACTCCACCTGCCGCCGATCCTGGTGGCGTGCAATCAGGTCATGACCGTGACCCGGCCCGGCGGACAATCCGCCAGCGCGGGCTACTACGGCGGCCCGACCGTCGCGGGCGAAACCGCCGTCATGACCGCATGGCCCGGATCGATCCTGCTGCGCGGCCAATCCAAGATGTCCGAGGTCGGACTGCCAGGCGATGCGCCGCTGTCCATCCATGACGTGCTGTTGCCCTATGGCGGGGTTGAAATCCGGCCGAACGACGTCATCACCACGGCCGAGACGCCCGCCCGCCGCTACACGCTGTCCGGGGTTGAGCGGACCGATCTGGGCTGGCGCTGCACCGCGCTCCTGGCCGCGCCCTGATGGCCGATATCTCCGATGTCATGGCCGGGCTGGTCTCGACCGTCGCAGGGATCCTTTTCCCCGGCACGAGCTACACGCCCGGCGCGCTCGCCACATCCGGCGGCGTATCGGTCAAGGTCTATCGCGGCTGGCCAACCTCGGGCCGGTTTGATGAGGACATCGCGGCCGGGCGCGCTCACGTCTCGGTGTTCGCCGATGGCGGTTCGGCCCGTGACACCACCCGATACATGCCGCAGTCCCGTCTCGTCTCGGAACGCGCGCCCACCATCACGGTCGCAGTGTCAGGCTCCGTCGTCACGATCGGCGGCACCATCACGGCAGGGGATGTGATCGGGATCACAGCCGGCGATCGCCATGCCGGCACGTTCTATGCCCACGCGGTAGCGACCGGGAACACGATCGCCTCCATCGCGGCCCTGTTCGCCGACGTCATCCCGGGCGCGTCCGCCGCGGCGGGTTCCGGCGGCGCCTGGGTCCTGACGATCGCCGCGCCCCGCGTGGCGGCCCGGACAACCGGCCCTATCACCTCGGCAACCGAAGTCCGCCGGCAGTCCCAAGGCGTTCGGGTCACGGTCTGGGCGCCGACGCCGGCCATCCGGGACACGCTGGGCGCCGCGATCGACGCCGGGATAGCCGGACTGCGGAATGCCGCGGGCAACCTGACGCGCGCGATCCAGGCCGGGTCCGATAGCGCCATGATCGCCTATCGCGGCTCGACCGATATCGACATGACCGCCCGGGATCGGGTCTGGCGCCGGGACCTGCTCTACACGGCCGAATACCCCACAAGCCTGATCGAAACGACCGTTCGGATGCTGGCGTGTGGCGGTGCTGGCCAGATCAACGGGTCCGCGCTGGAGCCGATCGGCGGACTGTGGCGCGTCGAGGAAGTCCTGACCACGGTCAATGACGACGAATACTGGATGGATCAGGCCGGGCATCTGGTCGGGGAGCAAGCCACATGAGCGGCACGATCACAGGCACCCCGGTATCCCTCTCGACCCTGGCAACGATGGTCTCAGACCGCATCCAGGCCAACAATCAGCCGTTCCAGGTCGTGTCGGTATCGGCCGATCTGACCCTCACCCGGGAGGCGCATAACTCCCGGCTGCTCAAGTTCCTGGTCCCGAACATCGTCATCATTCCGGCGGCGTTCGCGAGCATCGGGGAGGGCTTCAATCTGGTGTTTGCCAACCTGTCCGGCGGCAACATCATCATGGCCGGCATGACGAACGCGGCGGGCCATGTGCAGGTTCTGCCAGGCGCCACGGGTGGCATCCTCGGAATTGCCGGCCCGACCGCCAACGAGGTCCGCTGGTTCGCGGACCTGTCCGCGCCATGACCACGCCCGCGCAACACATGGTCCAGGCCCTGGCCGCGCTGCAACCGGCGGCAGAGCCGGACAAGCTGGCGATCTATCTCGACATGCTGGCCCCCGCGCCCGCGACGCCGGCGACGCCTGCGACGCTCGTCATCGACATGCTGACGACCGCGCCGACCGTGACGCTCTTGATTGATATCCTCGCGGATCAATACGAGGTCGGGGCGCCGGAAATTGGCACATACGAGGTCGGGCCACCCGAGTATCCAACCAATCCAGGCCCTGGGCTGTTTGAGGTCGGGCCTTCGGAAATCGTGATCCCCTGGGGTTTCGGGATCAGCATTCTTGATGAGGTCAACCCGCCCGGTATCGCCGGGATCGGCGGAGCGACGCTGGTCCTGGATATGATGGAAGGCTTCTACGCGGTCGAAACATTCCCGCCCGCCGCGACGCTGGTCATCGACATGATGCGGAGCGGAGCGAACCCGACCATCAGCATCGACATGCTCCGGGACGAGTATTTCGCGAATGACGACCTGGATGACCGGGGCCTGTTCGAGAGCGGCGCACCCGAAACGACGTTCGATGGCGTCCGGTTGGAGCCTGATCCAGCCTACTGGTTTGACAACATCGTGATCAATTCCCCGGACGATACCCGGCTTGACTTTCTTGTTCTGGACGAGGCCGAACTGCCATGACGCTCTATCCCAAGCAACGACTGACGGCGGCCAAAGCCCAGAGCACCATCGACGCCGCCGTTGCGGCTGCCATGGCCGGCTACGCGCCCCCGACGCCGCCATCAGCCCTGGCTTCCGCTGCGCCGCGGCGGCTGATCCTCACGCAGCGGTCCGCCGGCTTTCGGGGGTCGGATAATATCGGCGTATCCGATGATCAGACCTTCCACGATATCCGCACCCTGCCGGGCGGCGCATCTGGGTGGATCAGGCTCGTCTTCTTCTATGATTTGACGGACGGGGATTGCACGATTGAGGGCGCCATCGCGGCGCAAACCGCGTCGCTCGCCAGCCCGATCAACCCCGTGGATGAGGCCGGCAATCCGGTCTCGTGGACCACGTTCGCGTTCAATAACGGCGGCCTCGATCTTTCGCTGCGCCAGCAACTGGAAACCGCCTATACGACCGCCGTGACGCCCGTCACGTCGATCACGATGCGGCGGCCTCCGCTCAACGCGACGGAGAGCGTCGACGGATTTTCCAAACAGAACGGCAACACGTTCTCGGATTGGCTCTGGGTTCCGCCCTTCCGTCGGACCGATGGCGGCGCGTTCAACCTACTCATGACCCGGGTCAAGTTCTCGGGTGAGGTAACGACCACGCCAGCCCTGGGGGCCGGCTATGAGGCCGGCGCGGGTGGGCGGTTCGTGCGGTCCTACCTGAACGCCGGCGATTGCGTGGCCACGCCTGGGAGCTTTGTCAGCACATCGCAGGCAACCATCTCGGCTGGCCTGACGATCCAGTATATCCCGCAGTCACCGTCGATCCAGATCGCGTCGACGGGTGATTCCACCATGACGCCATCGCTCAATCATGTGGCTCTTTCTGCATTCCAGCTTTCAAGCACGGCCATGCCGATCGAGTATTGCTCGACCGCAAAGGGCGGTCTGTCGGCGGTCGAATACGCGGACCAGTTCCGCCAGCTACAGCCGGCGGTCGATCCGTCCATCATGTTCTTGGAGATGTGGTCTCCGAACGGAGGCGCGGGCCTGGCCGCGGCGGAACTTGGCTGGGCCATGAACATGCAGATCGCGGCCGATGTCCTGCGCGCTGGCGGCGTGCCGGTTCTGATTGCCCCCTATCCATGCCCAGGCCGGATCACCACGGCGGCGCAAGAGGCCGTCCGCCTAAGCATCGTGGCACGGTGCCTGGCGGCGCGTGATGCTGGAATGCGCGTCATGGATTTGAATGCCCTGATGTCAGCCGGCGAAAGCCCGGTCGCAACTATCAAGCCGGCTTACTCGACAGATGGCGTTCACCCCACGCTGGACGGGCATGAGTTGATCGCGGCCCAAGCAACGGTCCCGATGCTCCGCAGCATTCTCAACATCTGACGAGGATTAAATATGGCCCGCACAAGTGTATCGTTCTCGGACCTTGTAACGCTCACTCGGGCGTCGGCGAAAACCCTGTTCGGACCGGCCGGGAAGTTGATCGAGACGGCTGCTGACGCGCGCGCCATCAACTATGTGCCGACGACCGGCGCCGTCCTGGGGATGCGGCTTGAGAGTGCCGGCACGAATGTTGCGCCGACGCCAAGCTCCCCGCACAGCATCTATACTCTGGCATCTGGCGGCGCCATCGTGGCCAACCAAGGCGTCGCCCCGGATGATGGCGCAACGACCACCATGGCCCGGTTCACGGTGGATTCAGCATCGTCGACGCACTACATCGCGCGGACGAACTGGAACGTCGCGAACTCGGGCCAGACACTCACCTATTCCGTATTCGTGAAGAACCGCGGCATCCCGGCGCTTCGCCTGCAACTCTACGACCACACATCCACGACAAACACGATCTACGCCACGTTCGACATGACCACGGGGACGAAGACGGATCAGGTCGCGGGCGGCGCCGGAACCATCATCTCGGCTGGGATCGAAGCCTACGCCACCGGCGGATACCGGCTCTGGATCACCGGATGCCCAAACCCGGGCCAATCGAACAACATTCAGATACGCATCTTCGCTATGTCTGGCGGATCGACCATCTTTCTTGGAGACGGCGTTTCCGGGTTTGATTTCTGGGGCGTCAATATCTGCAATTCGCCGCTGATCCAGTCGTTCATTTCCTCCGCCGGAACCCGCGCGGTCGATATCGCGCGAGTGGCAACCCTGTCCCCCTACTTCAACGCCTCCAAGGGCACGTTCGTCTTTCACGCGCGGATGCCATCGACCGCGCCGACCGGCGTCAAGCTGCAACTGTTCCGGCTGGATGACGGCACGGATGACAATGTGATTGAGGCGTATGTCCCGTCCGCCACGGGCAACGTCGAGGCCCGCATCCGGGCGGCTGGCAGCACGGTGTTCAATCAGGTCGCGGGCACCTACACGGCAGGGTCCGTCGTCAAGATGAACCTGAGCTACGCGGCCAACGCGTTCGCCGCGGCGCTGTATGGCGGCGTCGCGGTCACGGGCAGTTCCGGCGCTGTCCCGGTCGGTATCAACGCCGGATACATCGGATGCTCCGACGTGGCCGGCGCGAACAGCCTGAACGGGGACTTCCAGAACTTCCGCTACTTCCCGGACAACGTGTCGTCTGGCGACCTGCCGTTGCTGACGGTCTGATCAACATCTTTCACAGGAGCGACCTGGATGCCCATTGTCCAGCAGGGTAGCCTTAACACGACGGCGTTGGTGGTGCCCGATCTGTATGTGCAGATCGTCGCGCCGCAGAACCTTCTTCTAAACGGCGTTCCAACGAACGTCGTTGGGATCGTCGGAACCGCATCGTGGGGGCCGAAGAACAACGCGACCATCTGCGCTTCCATGGCCGATTACGCGCGCCTGTTCGGTCCGATCCAGAACCGGAAGTATGACGCCGGGACCGCCATGGCGACGGCGGTTCAGCAGGGCGCGCAGGATTTCCGGGTGGTGCGCGTGACGGACGGTGACGACGTGGCGGCTACCTCGGCCGGCGTGTCCACCTGCATCACGTTCACCGCGATCTATACCGGGTCCCTCGGCAACAGCCTCACCGCATCCCTCTCGACCGGCTCCAAGGCGTCTTCCTTCAAATTCACGGTTGGCCTGCCGGGGCAGCAGCCCGAGGTCTATGACAACATCACCGGATCGGGGAATGCGTTCTGGCTGGCGCTGACGGCGGCGATCAACAACGGCCAATCGGTGCAGCGCGGCCCGTCGCAACTGATCACCGCGTCGGCAGGGGCTGGCACCACGGCGGCGGCTGCGGCGACGTTCACCTTCTCCAGCGGCGTCGATGGCGCGGCGACGGCGACCATGGCGACCCTGATCGGGTCGGACAGCAGCCGGACCGGCATGTATGCCTTGCGCGCCCAGGGCGTCTCCATCGGCGTCCTGGCGGACGGGGACGACAGCACGCAATGGTCGACGGCCAACGCGTTCGGCCTGTCCGAAGGCATCTACATGATCCAGGTCATCCCGGCCGGGACCTCGATCAGTTCCGCCGTCACGGCCAAGAACGGCGCCGGGGTGGACAGCTACGCCACGAAACTGATGCACGGCGATTGGGTCTGGTGGAACGACCAAGCGAACGCCGTGACGCGCCTGGTGTCGCCGCAGGGCTTCATCGCCGGGCGCCTGGCCAACCTGTCCCCGGAGCAGTCCAGCCTCAACAAGCCGCTCTTTTCCGTGGTCGGGTCGCAAAAGTCGGGCCTGCCGACCGGGCAGAACCAGGCCTATTCGGCGGCGGAACTCTCGGTGCTGTTCCAGGCCGGGATTGACGTGATCGCGAACCCGCAGCCGGGCGGACGGTATTGGGGCGCGCGGGCCGGGCACAACAGCAGTTCCAGCGCGGCCGTGAACGGCGACAACTATACCCGGCTCACGAACTACATCTCCGCGACGCTCGCCGCGGGCATGGGTGTCTATGTCGGGCAGGTCATCAACGCCGACCTGTTCCGCCGCATCCGCGCGACGCTGCTGTCCTACCTGCAGAACATGCTTCAGCAGGGCCAGCTTGGCAGCACGGACGGATCGCTCCCGTTCAGCGTGATCTGCGACGCCCGGAACAACCCGCTGAGCCGGACCGCGCTGGGCTACGTCCAGGCGGATGTGCAGGTCCAATACATGGCGATCAACGAGAAGTTCATCGTCAACCTGGAGGGCGGGCAGACGGTGCAGGTCCTGCGCCAGACCACCCCGGCCGGCCAGGTCGCGGCGTAACCCAAGAACTGAAAGGATGACGCCATGACTGCGATTGCTGATTTCAACATCGGCCGGGATGTCGAGGTCGTGCTGATGATGGGCGCGCTGGGCAGGCTCGACTTGCAGAAGGTCGAGGGCTTTTCGGCCCGGCAGGTGACCAACACGGTGCAGATCAAGCCGCTGAACGAACCGATGATCGGACGCTATGTGCCATCCGGTTGGGAGGGGGATTTCAGCGTGGACCGGGCGAACTCGGTTGTGGACGACGCCATCGCCACGATCGAGGCCGGCTTCTGGAATGGGCTGCGCCTGGCCACCGGAACGATGTTCCAATACATCAACGAGGTGAACGGGTCCGTCTCGACCTATCAGTATGATGAGGTGTCCATTTCGCTTTCGGACGCTGGCGCCGCAACGGCCGATGCGCCCATCAAGCAGAAAATCACATGGATGGCGCGGAGGCGGAGGAAAGTCTGATGGACGCCCCCAAGGTCCTGACCGACGCCAAGGGCCGCAAGATCACCCTCCGTGACCTGACAATCATGGACCAGATGCGGATGCTGCGCGCGATCGGCGCGGCTCAGGCGAGCAATCAGCCGTATGTGCAGATGGTCACCGTGGCCTGCATGGTCGAGGCGATCGACGGCGTTCCGCAGCCGTTCCCGACGAACGAACGCGGGATTGACGCCGCCGTGAGCCGCCTGGGTGACGATGGTATGGCCGTGGTCATGATGGACATGATCACCGAACAGAACCGCGTCATGGAAGCCGCACAGCGGGCCGTGGAAGGCGGGGACGCGGCGCCTGACCCTTTGGCACCGTCCGGCTCCTAACCGAACACGGGCCACTCCGGGAGGCGCTGTATCTCGTCAAGAACGGGGTCCCCTGGATTGAGGCCATGAAGATGGAGCCGGAAGATCGGTTCGCGATGGTGGTCGTTTTCGCGGAGTTCGATGGGCTGGTGTTCAACTGGCAAACCGGGACGATGGAAAGGCCGAAGAAATGAGGGACATGACGCTCACCGGGTTCATCGCGCACCTGACCGTTGCCCAGGCCATGGTGAACACCACGAACCGATCCGCGCTGGATCAGGCCGCGCGCGTCGTGGAACGCGAGGCCAAGGCTATCGTCGGGAAATACCAGACCCGCGCCGGCCCGTTCGCGGGATGGGCGGAACTGGCGCAGTCGACCAAGAATGACCGTGTGCGGCAGGGCTTCTCCGAGAACGAGCCGGGCCTGCGGTCGGGCGAAATGCGGGACAGCATCGGGCGCGCGGTCGGGCGGAATGAGGCCGTGGTCGGGTCGAATAATGAAAAGCTCGTGCGGTTCGAGCTTGGCACGAGCAAGCAGCAGCCCCGGTCCGTCCTGGGCATCGCGGCGGTCCACAAGGGGCCGGAAGTCGCGCGCATTCTCGGCCAGGGCGTGGTCAAGCACCTTGTCGGGCAGGGCGTGTTCGGCGGGCGCCTGCCTATCCCGTGAACAGGCCCACGACGATCAGGACCACGATCCCGATGGGGATCATCAGGAACGGCGACAGGCCCACAAGGGCGCCGATGATGAGGCGCTGTTTCACCGTCAGGGATCTGATGCGGGACCGGAAGCCCGGCGGGTGAAGGTCGATGACGCGGGCGTGTCGCGCGCGCCATGCGGGGGTTCCGCCGTCGTCTTGGAAGTCAAGGCGGGGGTCTAGCGGTGGCATCTGGACAGTATAGCATGGGGATGGGCCGGTGATCGACGTATTCCGCGTGGGCGTCCACATTGGGATGACCACGAACAGCACCCAGGTCCTGGCCGCCATGCTGCGCCAGTTGACCGGCGTTCAGACATCCCAGAAGGCCATCAATCAGAACTTCAAGATGATGGCGACGCTCGCGGCCGGGGCCATGGCCGCGATCGGCGGCGTGACCGCGCTCAAGGGGCTGTGGTCGATCGTCGAGGCGTCGCGGAAGCTGAATGACGAACTGACGAAGACCAAGAGCCTGGGCGGGGAGTTTGAGAAGACCCTGGCCACGACGCGGGCGGTTGCCTTCACCACGGCGGCGGATGTCAAGACGTTCGCCCCCTCGGCTGTGGTTCGGGCGCAGCGTGAACTCGCGACCCAGGTCCCGAACCAGGAGCAGGCCAACGCGCTGCTGCCCTACATCCTGAAAGCCGCCACGGTCACGTCTCAGGTCACCGGCGAAAAGCCGGAAGACATGATCCAGAACATGGCCAAGATACTGGACATCCGGGGGCAAATCTTCTCGGAGGGGCCGGACGGCAAGAAGTTCATCGACCCGGCGAAGTTTATGCCGGAACTGGAAATGATGTCCGCTTCACTGCGGATGTATGCCGGGATCATCTCGTCCAAGGGCATGTTGGCGGCCGCGATGCAGGCCGCCGTTCCCGCCAAGGCCATGACCGGCCCGGCGTTCTACGCGGACCTGATGGAAGCCGCATCGGCCAGCAGCCCGCACCGCGTCGGCACCGCGACGACCTCGTTGTTCAGCCAGCTTATCGGCGGCACCATGCCGCTTCATGTCGCGCACGAGATGCAGCGCATGGGGCTGATGAAGGAAGGCGAATGGTCCACCGGCCGGGGTGGGCGCGTCTTGCTCGGCCCCGAGGTGAGCGAGCGGTTCGGCAAGGCCATGAAAAGCCCGATCGAGTTCATCACGGGCGAATTGAACGACCTGATGACCAAGAAGGGCATGAACGACGACCAGAAGCTGCTTGAGGTGTTCCGGCTGTTCGGCCGGCAGACCACGCAGCGGCTTGTCGCGGAGGCCCTGTCGTCCGAACCGCAGTATGCCCGGTCGCGCGGCATCTTCTCTGGCGTCAAGCCTGTCGGCGAAGCGTGGCAGATGCTGGAGCGGGAGAACCTGAACTTCAACATCACCGGGTTCACATCCGCGTGGCAGGGGTTCATCGAGGCCCTTGGCGATGCGGGCGTGCCCACGGCGATCTCCATCCTCCAAAGCATGACCGGCGCCCTGCACGAACTGACGCGGCTGATCGAGGCGCACCCGAACGTCGCGGCGGGCATCCTCGGGGTGGCGGGCGGCTTTGCTGCCATGGCCGCGATCGGTGGGGCAATCACGGTCCTGACCATGGGCCTGCACGGTCTGGCCGTGCCGCTGTCCGCGCTGGCCGGGATCACCGGCTTGACGGCGCTTGGGACTGGCCTCGGCCTTGTCGCCACGGGGCTTGCCAGCCTGATCGCGCCCGTCTCCGCAATCCTCGGCCTGCTCAAGATCGGATCGGACGCGGAAACTCCGGAGAACCGCGCGAAGATCGACCAATACAAGCGGTCCCTACTTCCCAGGCCGCAGGGCCTGCCGAACGATGGCTATGACGCCATGGGCCGGCCGATCGCCCCCGCCGCGCCCCCGCCCGCGCCGACAGGCCCGAGCGGGATGCTCGGCCGGATCAGCTACGGCGGCGGCGACACCCCCCGCATCGCTGGCGATGTCTATCTCGACGGCCAGAAGGTCGGACAGTGGATGGCGAAGTGGATGGCCGGTCAGACCAGCCGCCCCGCCGCAGGGCCAAGCGCGGTCGATACCCGCATGACGTTCGTTCCGCCCGGGGGCGCGTTCGCATGAGCGGCGCACTCGGCACGGTCGCGCGCGTCGCCGGCGTCGCGGGATCGGTCAACAGCATCCTCGGGTTGGTTCAGACGAACGTCTACCTCGGGGACGTGACGTTCTTCGGCATCCAGGTCCCTGAGCAGATCGCATGGGGCGGATCGCAGCGCACGGTTCGGCACGTCATGCCGGGCGGCGGCGTCGTCATGAGCCTCCTGGGGATCGACTACCCGCAACTGACGTGGAGCGGCATTTTCGAGGGCGCATCGGCCGGAACGTTCTCCCGTCGGCTCTACTTGATGATGGTCGGCGGCGACCTCCAGCAACTATCGTGGCTCGACAAGAGCTACACGGTCGTTGTGTCCCGTTTCGAGGCGTCGGACGAACGCGAGAACTGGGTTCGGTATCAGATCACGCTCGACATCCTCTACGACAACCTGTTCGGGCCGCCGGCCGGTCGCGGTGGTCGCGTGCGGGGCCTGCTCGGGTCTGTCCTGGCCGATCTGAAATCCGCCCTGGCCCTGGCCGATGTGGCGCAAGACGTGATCGGCCGGATGCAGGCGGCGGCGGGTCTCGTCTCGGCCTTGACCAAGAACAGCCCGGACACCCTGGCCCTGCAATCGGACAATGCCGAGGCCATCGCCGCGCTCAAGGCCGAGAGGGCGACCCAGGACGCCGCGATCGACCGCCTGGCACTCCAAGCCCCGGCCGGCGCGCTGCTGCCCCCAGGCTCGCCGCAAGTCGCCGCGGCGAACGTGCTGGCGGCCGTCGAGGCGGCTCGGGGATCGGCACGGGCATCGGGCGCGCTGGGCTATCTCGGCCGGACCGGAACCAACCTGGGGAACGCGCCGACATGAACCGCATCACGGTTGCCGGCGGGGACCTGTTCACCCTCGCGGCCGAACACCTGGGCGACGCGCAACAGTGGATCAGGATTGCCCAGGCGAACGACCTATCCGACCCGTTCCTGATCGGCGTCGTGACGCTGGTCATGCCGGAACCGGACCCGACCTATCAGGGAGGCGGGATTGCCCCTCAATGACCCGGACCGCCTGCCCTACGCGACCCGGCCCCGGCTCCGGGCGCTGGCGGACGGGGTGGAAATTCCAGGCGCGCTCTCGACCTCCATCACCAGCACGAACAACTATCACGCCGATCGGTTCCAGATGCGGTTCGCCCCGCCGCCCGATCAGAAGGGGGCCGGGTCCTGGGCGTGGTGGGCATCGCAAACGGGCCTGCTGCTGGACATCCAGATCGGGGAGGCGCCGACCGGATCGGCTGACCTGACCTGGAAGTCGATCCTGCTCGGACAGGTGGACACGATCGAAGCCGACAGGACCGGATATCAGATCAATGTGGACGGGCGCGACCTGACGGCGCGGCTGATCGACAATAAGATTGAGGCCGCCTACCCAAACAAGACATCTTCCGAGATCGTCATAGAACTCGCGACGGCGGCCGGGCTGCTGTATCGCGTGGCGAAAACCACCACGCTCGTTGGCAGGTTCTACGACGCCGAACATTCCTACATCTCGCAGGATCAGTTCAGCCGCCCGCGTCCCATGTGGGACCTGATCACGATGCTGGCGCGGTATGAGGATTTCGACGCGTTCGTTGAGCGGGACAAGCTCTATTTCCAGCCGCGCACGCCGCCCGATGCCACGCCGTATGTCGTGCGACACCAGATCGACCCGCAGGGACGGCAGACCGGGAACGCCATGTCGTTGCAGACCAGCCGCGCCCTGACGATCGCGAAGGGGATCAAGGTTGTCGTGAAGTCCTGGCACTCGGGACAGAAGCGCGCGTTCATCAGGTCATCGCCGGGCGGGCGGCAATCGTCCGTCTCGGAAAAGCCGGGGCAGCAACAATACGTGTTCATCCGGCCCAATCTGACCGAGGACCAAGCACAGCGCCTCGCGGATCATCTGCGGCAGGAAATCAGCCAACAGGAACGGACGATCGCGGGGACGCTGCCCGGCGACACGATCCTGACGCCCCGCGTGATGATGCGTCTGGACGGGACCGGGACCGAGTTTGATCGCGTCTACTACCCGGATCAGGTGACCCGGATCGTGGACGCGGAACAGGGGTATGTCATGGACTTCACGGCCAAGAGCCTGCCCCCGGCGGCGGAGACGACGGCATGAGATACCCCCGATACCGCGTCGACGATTATTCGGCCGCCGATGGCGTCTGGGCCTCAACTGTTCTGCCTGCCCGCTTGGTGCGAAACGTCGCTGGCGGCAGTGAAGCAAGGTGCGCCCGGAGGCTATCCATCAAAATCAAGGTGCGGGCGCCAGCCTTCACCGCACGAATGTCCCCCGCCGCCAACTGTCGATAAATCTCGCTACGGCTCAGGCCGGAAATGATCGTTGCATCCGGGATCGACACGGCCAGCCGTTCAACCTCCGGGTCGGCTCCGCTCAGGTTGCGTCGATCTCTGTTGTTTAAGGTCATCACTATCACCCGCGATACGCCCCACGGGATTGCCGGGCGTGTCTACACTCTTTCTACAGCCAAACATTCGCGTTTGTCTGCCCCAAACCTCGGCCGAAGTTTGGGCTTGACACATCGGCATGGAACTTCCCGACCGCCGAAAGTTCCATGTCACTTTCCGCCGGTCGAAAGTTCCAATTGACATGCGCGCCCGCACCACCTGCGAAAGTCATGACCTATGAGCATGGACCACTTCCTGAACGCGATGAAATCGCAGACCGGGAACCAGATCGACGCGCGCGGGCAATTCAAGATCGGCGTCGTGAAGTCGGTTCATGCGGAAGCCTACACCGTGAAGTGTGAAATCCAGCCGGACGGCGTGATGAGCGGGTGGCTCCCGGTGTTCTCCATGTGGCTCGGGAACGGGTGGGGCATGGCCTGCCTTCCGCCTCCTGGCACGCAAGTCCTGATCGCGCCGCTGAACGGCGACATGGAAAACGGGATCGTCATGGGTGCGCTGTATTCCTCGGCCGATATCCCGCCCGGCCCGGCCCGCGTGGGGGAGTTTCTGTTGGTCCATTCGACCGGGACCTTCCTGCGCCTGGGCAACGACGGCTCGGTTCAAGCCAAGGCCGAGGCGTTCGTGCTTGAGGGCGATCTCTACCTGAACGGCAAGCTACGCGTGGACGGCGACGCGCAGTTCACCCAGGACGTGCGGGTTGACCAGGACATCACGGCGGGCGGGCCGATCCTACCCAGCACGCCCCCGCCGTCGCCGTTCCCGATCACACCCGCCGACCCGCCTGAGCCGGCCGAACCGCCCACCCTGCCGTATCCACCTGGGACGCCAATCTCATGAGCGACGTTGCCCACTATTTCGGCGGGGACCTGATCCTCGGCCCGACCGGCGACCTGCTGACCCTGGATGCGCCCGACCTGACGCAACAGCGCATCCTTCGCCGGCTGCTGACCGCGCCCGGCGCCTACATCTGGCACCCGGGATACGGCGCCGGGATCGGAACCATGATCGGACAGCCGACCGACGCGCGCCGCATCCAGGCGATCATGGGCGGGCAGGTGTTGCAGGAGGAGGCCGTCGCGCGGTCACCCATCCCGACCGTGGCCGTCACGGCGGACATGCTCGGCACCGTGACCGCGACCATCTCCTACGGCGACGCCGAGACGGGCGCCGCGCAAACCCTGACCCTGCCGGTGTCCTGATGCAACTCTCGCTCCAGACGTTCACGACGCTCGTCCAGAACATGGCGGCGGCCGTCCAGGGCAGCGCGCGCTCGCTGGTCGACCTCACGGTTGGATCGGTCCTGCGCGCCATCCTGGAGGCGTCGGCGGGCATCGGGCTGTGGATGCAATGGCTGATCCTCCAGGTGCAGGCCCTCACGCGGGCATCGACCAGCACGGGGGCCGACCTGGATACCTGGGTTGCGGATTTCGGCCTGGCCCGGCTGCCCGCCGTGGCGGCGACGGGCGAAGTCACCCTGGCCCGGTTCTCGACCACCCTGGCCGCGCTGATCCCGGTCGGCGCGTCCCTGAAATCAGCCGACGGCACCGTGTCGTTCGCGGTCACGGCGGACAGCACGCATGAGGATTGGAGCGCGAGCCAAAACGGCTACACGCTGGCCGCCGGGACCGCATCCATCACGGTCCCGGTGCAGGCTTTGACGGCGGGCGTCACGGGCAACGTCTTGGCCGACACGATCACCCTGATTGCCTCGGCCATCCCGTCCGTGGACAGCGTGACAAACGACAACGCGCTCGTGAACGGGATCGACGCGGAGGCTGATGAGGACCTTCGCGCGCGGTTCCAGGGCTACATCAACAGTCGATCCAGGGCGACGCCGGTAGCGGTCGGGTATGCGGTGTCATCGGTGCAACAGGGCTTGTCCTACACGATCCAGGAGAACGAAGACGCCACCGGCGCCTACACGCCTGGGACGTTCGTGGTCTCGTTCGATGACGGTTCCGGCGCCCCTCCCGATAGCCTGCTGGATGCGGTCACCGAGGCGGTGCAGGCGGTCCGGCCGATCGGGTCCGTCGCCGTGGTGCAGAAGGCGGACCTGCTCGCGGCAAACGTCAGCATGACCATCTCGTGCGCGACCACGGCGCAGAAGAACGCGGCCATCCCGCTCGTGAACGCGGCGATCGCGGCCTATATCGGCGCGCTCGGGGTGGGCGAGACCCTGCCCTATTCGCGCCTCGCCATGCTCGCCTATGCCGCTGACGCCAACATCCTGAACGTGACCTCGACCCTGCTGAATGCCGGAACGGCGGACCTGAACCCGGATGACGATCAGGTCGTTCGCGCCGGCACGATCACGGTGAACTGACATGGCCACGGGTGACCAATCGGACATCGCGGGCCGGCTCAAGACGCTTCTGCCGCAAGGGTGGTTCGCCGGTGACACGCCGATCCTGGATGGCGTGCTGGCCGGGATCGCGAAGAAGTGGGCGTGGGTCTATGACCTGATCGCCTACACTCGGTTGCAAACCAGGATCAGCACCGCCACGGACCAGTGGCTTGACCTGATCGCTCGGGACTATTTCGGCCCCGGCCTGGCCCGGTTCGTGGCCGAGGGCGACGCCGCCTACCGCGCGCGAATCCTGGCCAACCTGCTGCCAGAGCGCGCCACCCGGGCGGCGGTGATCGCCGTGGTGGTCGCGCTGACCGGACGGACGCCGTGGGTGTTCGAGCCGGCGCACACGGGCGACACGGGCGCGTGGGGCGACGGCTCGCTGACGTGGCGTGGGATGGCTTACGGCCAGGCCGGCGGGTGGGGCAGCCTGACGCACCCGTTCCAGGCGTTCATCGTCGCGTTCCGCCCGCAGAACGGCGGCGTGGCCAATGTGACCGGCTATGCAGCCGTCGCCGGGCCTCTCGGGACGTGGCTGGGCAACGGCGATAGCGTCCTGACAGCGAACAGCGCGGCCGTGGCGCAGATGACGCCAGGCCAGCCGGTCACGCGCGCGGTGCTGCCCGAGGCCCCGACGATCAGTATCTCCATCCTGGAAGACGAGTATTCCGTCACTGACCTGTCCGGGCGCGTGGCGGCGTTCATCGACACGACGGCGGCGGCCGGCCAGACATTCGAGGCGTCGGCCTGGGTCTGGATGCCGGCCGGCGAGGAAGTGACCTCAATCACCATCCAGGCCGAGACCGGAGCCGCGAGCGTCGTGTCCGAGGTCGGCGCGGACCCGGCCATAGTCGACGGGTGGCAGCGGATCAGCGGCCGGTTCGTCGCGGCCGGCGGCACCACGCATCTGGTGGTGCGGGTCGACTATCAGTCCGCGGCGACTTGCACGCTCTACCTGACCAACGCGCGCATCGACCTGTCCCCGGCACCCTACGGGGCGCCCGGCGGCTATGGCGTGGGCGCCATCGAATACATCAGCCGCGACATGATCGATGCGGACGTGCCGGACGAGGCGATCTACCAGGCCATCGCCAACGCCGCGCCGGCCGGCTCGATCATGTGGACCCGCATCGAGGCATAAGGAATCCTTTATGGACCGCACACTCACCTATCCCGGCTCGATCCCGTTGGACGCCGATATCCTCCTGCCGCAGCGCAACGCCATGGTGGCGATCGGCATGGTAATGCGGGCCGTCCTGGGCACGTCGGCGATCGCCGACGGCCTGGCCTGCGTCCCGACCGGGCCAGCGTCCATGCAGGTTGTGGTCGGCGCCGGCTCCCTGACGGTCAACAGCGTCGTGGACTCGTCAACCTACGGCTCGCTGGCGGCGAACACGACCGATGCACTGGTCAAGATGGGGATCAACCTCGCCTCGACCACCATGAGCGCGCTGACCGCCCCCGGCACGCCCGGCCAGTCGCAGAACTTCTTGATCCAGGCCTCGGTGTCCGAGACGGACGAGGGCGCGACCGTGCTGCCCTACTACAACGCGTCCAACCCGGCATCGCCCTACTCGGGGCCGAGCGGCGCGGGGACGGCGCAGAACACGCGCCGGGTGCAAACCGTCACCCTGGCATGGAAGGCAGGCTCCGCGGCAACGACGGGTTCCCAGACCACGCCGACGCCGGACGCCGGGTATGTCGGGCTGTGGGTGGTGACCGTGGCGAACGGGGCGACCACGATCATCGCTGGGAACATCGCGGAGTATCCGCTGGCGCCGTTCCTGCGATCCAAGTTGCCCGACATCCGCCGGCGGCTCACGGCGAACCTGACGCTCTACGTCGCGACCACGGGCAACGACAGCAACTCGGGCCTGAACGCCGGCGCGGCGCTGGCGACGCTCAATGCGGCATGGGGCAAGATCGTCTCGGGGCTGGACCTGAACGGCTATGCGGTGACCGTCTCGGTTGCGGACGGGACATACGCCCTCTCATCTTGCAGCGGCGTCGTCACCGGATCCTTGGGTGAAGGCTACGTTTCGTTCGTCGGCAACACGACCACCCCGGCGAACTGCATTATCGCAGCCACCAACGGAAGCGCGATCAGCGTCCTCGGCGGGGCCCAGGTATCGTTCAACGGGTTCAAGGTCACCGCGACCGGGACGGCTCCCGGCCAGGGCTGCGGCGTCCAGGCGGTCTCGGCCGGGAGCCGCGTGAAAATCGGGGCGAACTTCGACTTCGGTGCCTGCGCCGTGGGGCACGTCGTCGCGCTCGCGGGCGGGCAGGTCGTGATGACCAGCAACTATACCGTCAGCGGATCGGCGCCTTCGCTGTGGGTAGCAGGGTTCAACGGCGTCGTGTCACAACTTGCGGCCGGGACCGTGACGTTCACCGGCTCCCCCGCGTTCAGCACAGCCGCAGCCCTGGCGCAGACCGGCGGTGTTCTGGCTCTGGGCGGTATCACGAAATCAGGAACGTCGACCGGCGTGCGATACCTCGCGAGCTCCAACGGCGTGATCGACACGAACGGCGGTGGCACGGGCTACCCGCCGGGCGACTCGTCCGGGTCGACATCGACCGGTGGGCAGTACTCGTGATGGACCTCACGAACGAACTCGATATCTTCACCGCGCTCGGTCTGGGCTGCGTCATCCAGTGGCTACTCATGGTCGGGGGCGTCTGCGCCTATCTCGCACCGTTCCTGCCGCCTGCAACGCGCCGCTCCAGCCGGTTCTATAAGGCGCTTCGGCAGGGGGTGGACGCGCTGGCGGGGAACTTCCGGAACGCGCGGAACCGGGTGCCATGAGCAGCTTCGAGCGCGCGTTGTTGTTCGTCCTCGCGCAAGAGGGCGGATACAGCAACGATCCGCATGATCCGGGCGGTGAGACCCGATACGGGATCAGCAAGCGCCAATACCCGGCCGAGGATATTCGAAACCTGACGGTCGAGCGCGCCCGCGAGCTATACCGGCGTGACTATTGGGACCCGAACCGATGCGGCGAACTGCCAGGCCACATGGGGCTGGCCGTGTTCGATGCGGCCGTGAATGGCGGCGCGCCCATCCGCTGGCTACAGATGGCCGTGGGTGCCGGCATTGATGGTGTGATCGGGCCTAAGACCATCGCGGCGGCAAACGCCTGTAGGGACAAGCCTCGCGCCGTCCGCGACATGCTGGCCTCGCGCATGATTTATCTCACTGCGCTGTCTGGATGGAGCCGTTACGGTTTGGGATGGACGCGCCGTGTGGTAGACTTGGCGCTCTACCGAATGGATTGACGCGACCGCTAGACCGGCCCGGCGCCAACCGGGACCGGCCGCCGACCCGACACGAGGAAACCGCCCTCATGACGACAACCCACGATAGGACCGCCCGATGCCGCGCGGGTATGTGCTGGGTCACAGACCTTGCCGCCAAAGCGTGACAGACGGAGACAGAAGGTTGCCGCTCATGCTCGCCCGAACCAAGATCGTGAAACAGCCGTCAAATTTTCAGTATGGACAGCCCTAAGATGGATCGCCCTGCGGATATTGGAGGGTGGGCTTCCCGAGGCTGGCAAGGTCCTGTTTCGGATCGGTGCCGGCGGGTTGGTGGGGTTGGTAGCGCGGTGGCTCTTTGGGGAGTAGCCCACTGGCGAGAGTTTCGCGAGCGGCCCGGGTGGGTTTGCTGGCGGTGCTTGCAGGTGACGCTTGGGTTTGTGGTGGTGTGGTGGATGTAAAGGCAAACCCGCTTCCCCTCCCTTGGCGCGTGGGGTAAGGAAAGGAATGATCGTGCATCGCGATCGACTGCGGCTATAGGCTGCGGCGACTTCCGAAACGCCCCTTGCCAACGCGGGGGGCGTTTTTTATTGTGGGGATGCTGTCGCGTCCAGGCGATGAGCCGCCCATGGCGCGAATACGCTGAGCCGCGCTAGCCGTGATCGGGAAACCGATATAGCGCCATGTGAGGCTAGAACCCCGCGACTGCTGAAAGGCGCTCGCGGGGTTTCGTCTATTTCGGCGGCGCGCTCAACTGCCCCACTGCGGTCGGCACCGATAGCGCGGCGATCCAGGCATACCGAGTGACTATGCAGTCCGCCGGAATGTCAAACCAGCCGCGCGGGTCCAGGTGGCCGGTGACGTAGTATTCGCCCTCGGTGCCCGGGCGCTGGACGGCCAGTAGGAACACGTCCCATCGACCGTATCGGCCCGGCTCTGGCGGGGTATCGGCGGCTATCCAGGGAATGGCGCGAGGCTTTCGCACCTCGGCCGCGAGCAACACGATCGCCTCGCATCGGAACGCGTATCCCGTGTGCACGACCGTGTCGTGGGCTAGTTCCTCCGCCGCTTCGTCCGCTTCTTCCAGTGCTTGCTTTAGGTCCATTCCATTTCTCGCTTGGGTTTGGTATACGGGTGGGGCTGCAACGCCTAGCCCGGTCGGTAGCCCCATGCGGCGCCGGTCGGGACTTGTCGCAGCCCTGCCGCGATGCCCCAACAGGCGCGGGGGTTATGATAGGGCAACGGATTACCCGCTTCACGAGAGATCGTGCGGCCCCCGCAGGTTCCGGCCTGCGGGTTTTCGTTTCTACAGACGCCGAACGCTGCCACCGGCCATGATCCCGCCGGACACGTTCCCAGCTTCAACTGAACCGCCGGCTTGAACGCTTCCGCCGACATTCTCGCACCGAACCGAACCGCCGGCGGTGACATTCCCCGTGATCGGTCCGGCGGTTACGGACGCGTCGGTTTCGAGGTTGTGCAACGTGCCCTCAACCGTGATCGACACGACGCCAGAAACGTGCCCGTCCACTGGCCGGCCGTCGATCTTGACCCGTCCGTTGATGATGCTGATGGACTGGCCGACAAAATCCCGACCATCAATCTGGATGCGGGCCTTTCCGCCGATATTGATTGCGCTCATACTCTCTCCCTGCCGCGTCGCGGCGTTTCTGTGGCAGGGCAACTCGTAAGGCTTGCTTGCAGGTCCAACAGGGAACAGCACGCGCGCAATCTCCGCGTCCGTCGTGCTAGGTCGCCAGATCAGCGCATTGACGCGGAACGCCTCGCGCAGCCTGCCTATCTCCGCATTCAGCCGCTCGATCTCCCGCGCGTGGTCCCACTCTCGGCAGTCGCACGCGTGGTGGTGCGTGATGCAGCGCGGGCGACGCATCACCCCTCCCCCGCCGCGCCGATCATGGCGCGCCATGTGCTGCCGGGGAAGTAGTCGCTTCTATAGCCAGCCTCCCACATTTCATCAGTCGGCTCCGCCATCGCGGACAGGGCTGCATCGGCAAGTCGACGATAGGCGTCTTGCGTTTCTGGCATGAGGTCGTCCCATTCCAGATCGGGCTTCGCCTCAGCCATCATGGCTTGCGCCATCCGTTCGCGCATGTTCATAGCAACCCCGATCGGTGTTCGGCCCACATTTCATCCCAATTCGCGTGATGTTCCGTCGCATGTTCACGGCACAGGGCAATGGGGCGATTGGGGTCGTCTGGCGATCCCGGCGCTCCATCAAAGTGATACATGGTTCGGCTACTTTCCATCTCGACGCCTTCCGTGACCACCGCGCCGTTGAAGGCACAACCGACGCATTCCAGCGGCTTGCTCATCACTCCCCCCTCACCCGCGCCACGGCCACGCGGAGGCGGCGGACGGGGGCGAGCGCGCGTTCGTGGCAACGGCTGTAGTGGGGATACGCCACGGGGTCGGGTGCATGACCCAGCCTCGTCTCGATAGCCCCCGCGCATTCCTCCGCCGCCGCGATCAGTTCGGTGAAGGCGGCGGTGGGGATGGTTATAGCGGCCGGCCCTGTAGCGATGTCATGGCCCGCCATCACCATAGCGACATCGGCCCATGTCAGCGGCTTCCCGCCCGTCTCGTCAGTCATGGCGCATCGCCTCCATCACGGCGGTTTCGAGCGCAGCCTTGGCGTCGGCTTTGTCGTCCTTATACCCCTCGGCCGGCAAGTTTGACGCTGCCCAGCACCATCCGCCGTTAACGTGAGGATGCACCCCGCCGATATCCATGCTGCCCAGAAACGCGTTGGCAACCATGGACGGCCCCAAGTCTTCCCAACTGATCCGCAAGGCCCGCCCCTCCGCCTCCCGCACGCGCTGGATCAGCGCGAGGATGGCGGCGGGGTTCGCGGCGGCGATGTAGGCGGCGTCTGCCTCCATCCGCTCCCATTCCAGTTCGTAGGCGCCCACGGTCTGCGCGATATCTACATCGTCGCTTCTGATCGCCGTGTCATTCGCGATCGCTCGGAACCAAGGCCCCGGCGTCGCCGCCCGCGCGGCCGCTTCGAGGGCGGCGAGTTCGGCGTCGGTCATGGCTCGGTTCCTTTCGGCGGGGGAGCGTGGCGCCAAGCGGTAAATGCCCGGTCCGGCATGAAATCAGGACCCGGAAAGGTTCTCCACCCCTTCCCCTTGACCCACCAGCGATCCGGCATCCGACGTTGCCTGCCGGTATACGGGACATGCCACAGGTCCACAGGCGTCCCATCCCTCGGCGCCGTCTCGATCGGCTGCCACTCGGACAGGTGGCGGAGGGCGGCGGCTGCCATGTCGAGGTCGCGATCAAATGCCCCCAGCCCTACGCGTCTCAGGTGCGCGGCTTTGTCCGTGAGGTGGGCAATCAACTCCCCCACCGTCATCCCGTCAAAGCGGGGCTGCCCGTCCGGGCCGGTTGTGATCTGGGTCATTGGTTCACCTGTATGTTGTTGTGAGCCAGGCAATAATCGCACTGCTTTTCCGATACTCTCAGTCTCGTTTCGAGCGGGAACGGGGCGCGCTTGCCGCAGCATCCACATTTCCATGTCGTGGATAGCCCTCTGCCATCTGCGGTTCCTCTAGTATCTACGATTATTGCCTCGCAGTAGATGCCCTCATTGAGAAAGGTCATCCTCTGTCCTCCAATGCCGCGCGGAGCTTGTCCGCGAGGTATCCCATTCCGGCCACATATCCGACCGCGAATGGCGATGCTGGCGTGGTTGGGCCTGTCGGTGGGGCAGCGAGCGCATAGACCGCATCCAACGCCGCCGCGCTCGGGATCGGGTGGGGGCTGGCGAAGGTGTAGCCGGCCTTGCCTGCCAGGTCGGGCGACATCGGCCCCCACTGTTCATGGCGCCACAGCGGTTCGGCCGGGGACCACTCCCAAATCTCGACGCGCTTCCCGATGTTCCATCCGGTTCGCGTCATCCAATACCGCCCCGGCCTATCCAGGTCCGGGGGCAGGAGGGCGGGGGTGTCAGTCGGCGTGGTCATGTCAACGCCTCCAAAACCGTAGCCGCGCGCGTTACATTCTGGTGCCTCATCCATGAGCCGATCGGCCTCATGCTTCGCGGCTCAATCTTCACGCCGGGCGCCACCACGAAGACCGGAACGCCGGCAGCAAGAGCCATGCCCACTTCTATGAACGCACCCTTGAGCGGGAAGTCGTCAGGCTCGACATACAGGACCAGCCTGTCGGCGGTCGTGACCTCCTTGCATATCCGTTCCCACAGATCGCCAAAGTCTGCCGTCTGCCCTTCTCCGTCTTCATCAATCCACGATGAGACGATGTTGTGCCCCTCGGCCCGCAACGCCCGCCACATGGCGCCACGCTCCGGGATGCTGGCACGGCTCGCGACATAGACCTTCACGCCCCCACCTCCGCCGCCATCGCCCGAAGCGCGGCGGCTGTGCGGGCGCGGGGTTCGTCGGGGGCGCGCACTCGGGCGATCCACGGATTGCGCGACGGATTGAACAACGCGACATCAAAGCCGCTCGCGTCTTGTTGGATTTCCCATATCCGCCAACCCTCCGGCATCGCGCCCGCCGCTGCGTTGAGGTCGGTGGTGTAGGCGGGGGACCACGCGATTAGGTAGCGACGGCGGGGGAGGGCATTCCTGCGGCACCACTCGCGCCCGTGGGCTTCATTGTCATCGGTCAGTCCGGTCGTGTCCCAGATATCAGCATCCAGTTCCCGGCTTGGTTCCTCCGCGCACACCCTCTCCGCCAGTGCGAGCAGGGCGCGGGCGCGGTCTGGGTCACTCGTCATCGGTCTTCTCCTTCCATTCTCCGCACCACTGGCCCTGAATAACCCAGGGATGGCGCGGTTCCGCGTCGGCACCCACGACGGTGGGCGGGAACCTTCGGCACCATCCTGCGACGGCGTTCGCGCGCGCGAAAAAGCGGCAGTTTCCGCATCCTTCCTTACTCGTCATCGGGCAACCCTCCATCGGACCACATGGCGCAGTCGCCCCCGTCGTCCGGCCCGCTCCACGCAATCGGCCCCTGCCGCATCACCCACGGCAGGTGATCTTTCGGCCACTTGCACGGGCGCTTGCCCGTCGCCTGCATGTCCGGGTGTCCCCACCACTCGCAGGTGCCGCATCGGCGCTCACTCGGCATCGGGCGATCCTCCGTCGTGCTTGGCGCAGTCGGTGCCGTCGTTCATGTGCATCACCGGGCGCGTGTAGAGCGACGCCGGCTGATGGAGCCTAGGCCATTCGCAGTAGCCCAACTCTTGGTTGGCCTTGGACCGCTCCCAGAAGACGCAGGTGCCGCATCGGCGGTCGGGCGCGGGGGTGGTCACGCCAGCCCCCTCACGAAAACCTCACCCACCCCGCCGCGAGCCTGCCGGGACTGCGCCACGCGGACCGCGATCAACCGATCCAGATCGGGCGGCGGGCCGGACATGATCCCGCGACGTTCGAACCTGTCAGCATCGGGATCAGGGATATCATCGAACCGCAGGCCAGCTTCGTCGCAGGCGTCCTCCCATCGGCAGGCCGCGGCGAACAGCGCATCGTCATCGGGCGGCTTCCGACCCCTCAAATCCGGCGGTCTGGTAACGCCAATGGCGGCGGCCTGGGTGGTCATGGCCGAATAGCTGACCGTCGGCCCGTCCATCCTGTTCAGGGCCGCGAGGATATCGGTGCCAGGGATGCGGCGCGGCCAGCGGTCGCGGAGGTAGGCTTTGCGCTCTTCGGACCAGAAGGGAGGGCGGCTCATGGGGCGATTTCCTTTAGGGATAGCAGCGCGATCTTCCGCAGGTATAAAGCAACCGCAGCAATAAAAGACCCGTGTTTGACTGCAACTTTGGCGCACTGATCGCATATTGTTTCGGATGAATAGTCTGTGACACTTCCCATCCCTCTTAGGCGTCTTTGCGTGCCAACCGGAGCCTCGCATATTTCACACCGCAGGCCGGCTGATCTCTGCACAGCGATGATGAAATCTTGATATTCTACTTCCCACACAAAGTAGGCGTCGGACGACTGCCATGAACGCCATTGATGCGAGAGCGGTCTGTTTTGGTGCCACTCCCTCCAGCCGGCCTTGATTGCGTCTTGCTTTGCCGCCGCATGCCACCAAGAACGCGGCAGTTCTCGGCAAGCGTGGCGAAGCTCGCGCCGGAGCCGTATGTTATGAAACGCATACGAAACCGGCATGGTTCTCATGCCTGTCTGCATGTATCCCCTAGTCACTGCCCAGCCTCATGCTGCCGATGGTCGCGCTTTCGCCCGCCCACTTGGACGCAAGGGAAACCTGCTTGGCATATTCGATTTCGACCTTTACGGTATCCATGACGCGCCCAGCGAGCGCGGCAACGGCCATCGCCCGGCGGCGGTCGCCATCCCCCGCGCGGATGAGGTCTATTTCGTCAAACAGTGCGTCACGAAGGCCCTGCCCGGTGCGGATGACTGACGGCATACCTGTCGCCTTTGTGATCGGCTTTTTCATGTCGGTTCTCCTTGTGTTGTAGAAGCCGCCCGGATCATGCCGGTGCCGCTCATGCCGCACTCCCACCCACCAGCGCGTAGGTATCCACCCCCACCAGCCGGATCGTGCCGTCTTCTCTCAGCTTCTTGATCCGGGGCGGGCTGATCCCGCCGTCTCCGTCGACGTAGTAGTCGCGGAGCTTGAAGCCCCGGACCAGCTTTCGGCCGGCGCGGAGCATGGGCAGCACCTGTGCCCATGCCTGATCGTCCCGGCGGCTGATGATCGTGCTGGTTCGCTCTCCGGTTTCGGGGGTCATGCCGCGGCCTCCGCATCAGTCGTCACGGCCCCGCGCGCGAACCCCGGCACCTCGTCATCCTCGACCCGGCGCAGGGCCGCCGCGATCAGCGTGTTCAGCCGCGCCACGACCGTTTCCTTGCCGCTCGCGAGCGACTGCTTCACGTCGTAGCGGTCCGCGATGGCATCCACCGCATCGGCCGTGGCGCACTCGGCCAGGGCTTCCTCCAGGTCCGCCAGCCATTCCGCGAAGGTCTGCCGCTTCTCGACCTTCACGGCCGCGCTGCCCATCTCCCGCGCGCCGGATGAGTTGCGCCACGCCTGCAAGGCCGCGCCGGCTTCCTCGGTGATGAACTTGCCCTCTGGGAACAGATGACGGTGGATTTCAGGGACCTTCCAGAGCGGGTTCTTCTTGGCGTCCTTCAAGTCAAACCTGGGTTCGCCCGGCGTGCCTGGGTGCAGTGTCAGGCCGATGGTCCATTCGTAGAGAAACCGCTTGTCCTGTTCGACCTTCCACCCGCCCCCGAGGTGGTCGGCAACCTCATTCGCCCGCAGGCAGAAGATGATCGGCATGGTCATCTGCATGAACTCATTCATCATGCAGCGGTGTTCCGACCCCGGCCCCTTCACGCGGTTCCAGATGGCATCGGACATTTTCCCGCTGTAGCCGGTTTCCTTCCACTGCCGCTCCCGCTCGGCCAGGACGCCGCCGACGCCGCTCCATTCCAGGGAGAAGCTGTCGATCACCATGACGGCATAGCCCTGTTCCTCCGCGCCCTTGGCGGCTTCGACGAAGCGGTTGCCGTTGAACGGGGATTTCATGTTGAACACGTCGAAGTCGAACTGGTCCGAGTAGTGCGACATGCGCTTCCCCTCGGTGTCGATCGCCGCGATCTTGCCAGTCTTGCCGGCGATCCCGCGCGCCAACCGTAGCGCGGTGTATGTCTTCCCGGTGCGGGAACTGCCGGCGATGGCGATGAACAGGCCGACGCCTTCCAGCTTGGCCGGGCGAAACTCGAAACCCATGATGATCTCCTATGCGGAACGGAACGCGCGAAAGCGCGGGTCATTGGCGACGGCGCGGGCGATCTGATCCCGCGCCGCGGCTTCCTCGGATTGGGTGACTTGCCAGCCGGTGGGGTCCACCCAAGCGGTGTGCGGTGGGTAGCAAGGCCAGCGATCGGCGGTCAGGCAGTCCCGCCACATGCGGATGGCGCGTTCCACTTCCCGCTCCGCGATCTCGGCCAGCATCGGGGATGCGGCCATGATGGCGACACCGTGCGGCGGGTCGATCTCGACCACGATGAACCGCATTGGCTCGGGTTCATATCCCAAGGCCAGCCGGATCACGCGGCGGTAGAACGCGTCCTGAAACGCGTATTCCGTCTGTAGCCGGCGCTCCCATCCGCCGGGGGCCGCGCTCAGTTTCGTGGCCTTAAGGTCGTAGGGCGGCAACTTCCGGTCGTGCGGCAGGCGGTCGACCATGCACCGCAGCCACAGGCCGTTGTCGTTGGCCAGGATCACGGCTTCCGACACGCCGGGTTCGGTAAATCCTCGGCCATCGTCAGCGGCGGCGATCTGGTCCATCACGGGCAATTCAGACCGTTTGAGCGCCACCCACTCGTGATGCAGGACCGGGATGTTGCCGGCGTCACGGATCATGTCCCGTTCTTCCTGCGCCGCGTCCGAGGCGTAGGACGTGACCGCAAGCCCGATCAGTTCCTTGCGCTTCGTCTTTGGGCCATAGACGGCGCTGATCGGCACCACCTTGTCACGGTACCCGAGCATCATGGCGTGCATCGCGGACCCGATATCCATGACGCGGCTGGGGTCGATCTCCCCGCCGCCGAATTTCGGGTGCAGCGTCCACGCGTGAAGCGGGGACTGGCGGATCAGCACCTTGGCCACGCTGTTGGACAGGCTCGGGGTTGGGCAGGGGTCCGCGTGATAGGCGGCGGCGTCCATCTGGTAGATGCCTGGGGTCATCGTTTCGCCCTCAATAGTTCACGGACACGTGCGGAACCTCGCCCTTGGCAATCGCGGTCACGATCGCCCGAGCGGCCTCCTCGGCAATGATGGTCCCGGCGCCGTGGGCCGTGATGACGGCCTGGATCGCGGCAGGGGCTGCGCGATTGA